AATTTTATAAAATCTACTAACAAAAATACTTTACTAGTTGATACTGAGGAGTATATATCAGTAGCATTATTTGAGGGACTACATAAAGCTATAGAGAGCTATGACATAGAGAAGAATGATAATTTTATCCCTTATTTATACCGTTGTGTAGACAATGCTTTAAAGAGCCAAGTAGGTAAGGATTGCGCTGATAAGAGAATAGTAAACGAGCAAGCAATTACATACACAGGGCTGGTGGCTATGCTAGGAGGTCAGGACTTATCTGATTTAGATAGGCTGGATACTTTTGTATCTGAGGATACAGCTATAGAAAGATTAATTAATACAACTGAGGAGCCTGAAATGGTTAAGGAGTTTAGAAAAGCTAAGGGAGACCTAAAAGCTGACGTTATATTATGCTATACACTAGAGGAGGACTTACAACAAAAGGCTATTTGTGAGGTCTATGGTGAGACTGAATATGAGGGTAAGGTAAAAGTTAGGGCTTGTAGAGTTAGAAAAGAATTTAAAGAATTTTTATTAAGTTGTAACGGAAAGTAAAGAGATTAAGTATTACATAGTGTAAGTTAAATAAATAAAAAACAGGAGGAGATTAATTATGATATTAGAAAGAAATGGAGAACGCTTAGGGACTGTAGGAGAAAAAACAAACTACAGAACTGTTCATGGAGAAGATATACACGTAGGGGACATAGTTAAAGCTGGAATTATGGGAGGACTTATTACAGTAGTTGAGCCTATGGTAAAAGGGGACAACGGATTAGGAGAAGAAAAAGCTTTTGTAATGGGTATAGAAATGACTTGTAACGACGCTGAGGGAACTGTAGAAGGAGCTAAGATATTAGAAATAGTTAAGCCTTACACAGCTTTAGAGCTAGGGGAAAAACTAGGAAGGTGCGACGTGGTTGTATCTGATAAGGAAATTGAAAAAGAGAAAACAACTAAGGACGCTGGCGAGGAGTTAGCTTATAAAATATTCTTTGGAATAATTGATAAGGCTATCAAAGATTTAAAAGAGGCTAACAAAGATTATCACGGCTTAGAGTTTATTAAAACAGTATTAACTGAGGGAGGACTTAGATAGTGGCTATAGTAAATAGTAAATCAGGATTAACAGTCTCAGTTAATATTGAGACAGGTAGTGAGTTTAATGTAGCAGAGCAAGTTAAAAACAGAGTAGAGAAAGCATTACAACAAGTGGTAAATGAGTGTTCTACAGAGTTTTATAGAAATATAAAAGCAGATATAAAGATAACTTTAGAATAGTTGTAGGAGGAAATAGTAGTAATGGATAAGAAGGATAATAAGAAAGTTAAAAAACCATTAGTCTACTCACCTTTAATGGTATCAATAAAAGAATTAACAGGGGGAACAAAATAATATGAGTATGTTTACTGCAAGAGGAGCAGACGCTAAGGCTAACGCTCAAAAAGAGAAAATGGATTTATCAAAGGTATATTACAGATTTAAGTCAGGGGAAAGTGCTAAGGTCAGAGTATTAGGATTAGTAGACTATGTAGAGTACAAAGCTCATAGCTCATTTACTCACAAGGTTTATACTCAGCCATGTGTAGGAGTAACTGGTAAAGAGTGTCCTTTATGTGTAGCTAGTAAATCAGGTATAGAAGGGTTTGAGGAGCTATACGCTAAGAAAAGATACGTATTTGTATTCGGAGATTTAGAAACTGGTACATTAAAAGCTGTGGACGTATCTAAAAATCAAGCTAAGAAGTTAATAGCTGATATAGAAGAATATGCAGACGATATTAATGATATAGCATTTAACTTAAAGAGAACAGGAGAAAAGACAGATACTACATTTAGTTTAAATCCTATCTTGAAATTAAAAGGAGACGACGCTGAGAAGTTTGAGGCTCTAGCAGGATTAGAAGTTACAGACCAATATTTTAACGACGTATTAGTACCTAGAAGTTACGATATGCAAGTAGAAATATTAAAAGAGGCTGGCTATCCAGTTGAGGAATATTTTGAAGTAAAAGAGACAGCTAATGATACAGCTGTAGAAGGAACAGAAGAAAACTTTTAAGCTGTCCCTCCAGCTGGTGGAGGTTATGCTTAATTGATAATATGGGTACCCAAGGGGACTGGCCACGGCTGGTCCCTTTTTTTTATTTGGTAACAAAGACGACTAAAAAACAGTATTACTATATGTAAATAAATTAGAACAGAGGAGGAGATATTATGAGCTTATTTAGCAGGGAAAAGGCTCAGAAATTAAGAGAAAGGGTAATTGATAAAGAAAGTGAGAGAGGACAGAGGTTAGCTGGTGGCTTATGGAATATGTTTAATGAGTTACACTCTATGGACTACTACGAGGATAAAGAGATAGAGGAGCTGTTACTAAAACAGAAACAGCATGAGGTAGAGGTAATGGACTTCTTTAAGACACTACCAAAGGACGTAGTAACATTTAGTCCCTCAGGAGCTGGGAAATGCAGGAGAGAGCTGGTATATAAGGCTAATAGGACTAAAAAGGATATAATACAAAAGTACCCATATCAAAGACGTTGGACTAGAAATAGTACAGCCGTACACGGTGCCGTACAAACAGACCTGCTATATGCAGAGAAGAAATTAGCTAAGCCTATATTTACCGTAGCTAGAATGAAGGGTACTGGACTTCCAGCGTGGGAGAGTAACTTAAAGACAGTTAAAAGAATATCCCATAAAGGTGTAGACTTTGCAGTATACGGAATGATGGACGGGGTATTAATTTATACGCCTGACGGCAGTAAGATAGGCTTTGAGTTTAAGACTAAGAGTACTACGATAGGTACTGTAGGTCATTACAAAATGAAGGACGCTGGGGCTGACCATAAGTTACAATGTGTAGCATACTCTATATTGTTTGGTATTGACGAGTATATTATCACTTATGAAAGTGTAGCTAAAGACGGCTGGACTAAGGGTGAGGAGGCTAAGCCTGACCTGAGAACTTTTTATCATAAGGTAACTGAGGAGGATAGGCAGGGGCTACTAGATAAGTGGGCTGAGACGGCTAAGGCTTATTATGAGAAGGAGCTACCTGAGAGAGAAGTAGATAAATGTATTTTCTGTCCTTATAAGACTGTTTGTGAGGTGGCTGATAATGAGTAATAAGATATTTATAGAAAATACTGAGGACTTAATAGGGCTTATTGGTGGTTACGATACAGAGGACTACAAGGTAATAGAAGAAGGGGACTGGGTATCTAGTGGTAAATATGAAGAAAAAGAGTGCATTATACAGGATATTAATACAGGTAAATATTATAGAATATTTGCAGATAGAACAGGCTCTTATTATTCAGATTACTATTACAACTATTATTCTGAGGCTGTGGAAGTTGAACAGATAGAAAAGGTAATTACCTGCTGGGAGGTAGTGTCTAATGAGTAATAAGATATTAGCAATGGACTTATCTTTAAACCTACCAGCTATGGCAGTATTAGAGATAAGGGACGGTAGAGCGTGGATAGTTGATACCTACTATGTAGATAATAAGAAAAGGACAAAGGCTACTACAGCTGAGAAGTTATCTAACATAGCCGATACATTAGAGACAATATCTGAGACACATAAAGATATAACTCATATAGTTAGAGAAAAAGGTTTTTCTAGGTTTGCTAATACCACTCAGTTATTATTTAGGGTAGTTGGTGTATCAGACCTAGCAGGAGTTAAATTATTTAGCTGTAGGGATATTGAGGAGCTGACACCTACTACAGTTAAAAGGTTTGTAGCTGGTAATGGTAAAGCTGATAAGGAAGAAGTAGAGGACGGAGTAAGGGAGTTATTAGCTCCTGAACAAAGAGAATATAAATTCTATAGCGACGACGTATCTGACGCTGTAGCTGTAGGACTAGCCTACTATATTAAAAGGGGATTATTAAAATAATTGGAGGTATAATATGACATTTGATAATATATTAGCAGATTTAAAATTAGGTAGAAAAGTAATGAGAAAGGGCTGGAACGGTAAGGGAATGTATATTTATTATGTACCAGCTCAGAGCTATCCAGCCGTAACAGAAATAGCTAAAAAGGAGTTTGGGACTATGGTACCTTATGGGGCTTATATAGCTATGAAAACGGCTCAGGGAAACGTGGTACCATGGTTAGCAAGTCAAACAGATATTTTAGCTGAGGACTGGGTACTGATTTAATTACAAAAGGGACTACTAAAATAGTGGTCTCTTTTTTTTTATTATTGTAACGATAAATAATATTACTCAGTATTACTCTATGTAAGTAATTTAATAGGAGGTTAAATATGGAGGTTAAAATTGATGTTAATCAGCAACAAATAAGCAGAGGGGATATAGTTCGTTATGCAGGTAGAAACTGTATAGTAGTTGAAGAAAGGTTTACTCCAAGCTGTATGCTAATTAATTTAGAAACAGGGGTAGTAATTGAAGGATATAATAACATTGTTGAATTAAGAAAAGTGCGCGACATAACATTACTGGCTAAGTTAGACGAGGTAGTATTAAACAAGAAAAAGCAGGAGGTACCGTTTTAATGTTTGGCAAGTTGACTGTAAATACTGGCTCAATGTACTCAGGGAAAAGCTCTGAGCTATTGAGACAAGGGGAGAGGCACCTACTAGCAGGTCATAAGGTAGTATTTATTAAGCCAGCGATAGACCTAAGATATGCTAAGGACGAGATAGTAACACATACAGGAGCTAAGGTTGAGGCTATTAGAGTTAGAGGAATAGATAATATAGCTGGTATGGCTCAGGTAGTGGAGGCTGACGTAATACTAATAGACGAGGTACAGTTTTTTGATAGCTGGTTATCTATACAGATAATGGAGCTAATAGCAAAAGGTAAGCATGTGTATTGTTCAGGCTTAGATATGGACTTTATGGGGGAGCCTTTTAGTTTAACAGCCGACCTAATGGCTAGGGCTGATGTAGTTAATAAGTTTAAGGCTGTATGTGCTGGTTGTGGAGCTGACGCTACATACTCGGGCAAGAACGCTAAGGCCAGTAAAAGAACTAGGATAGAGCTAGGAGCTAAGGAACTCTATATACCACTTTGTAGGGAGTGCTTTAACAAACAGAAGGAGACAGGTCAGGTATGCTAGAGATACAAGGGCTGAGAAATAAAGTAAATAATATAGAGGCTGAGCTTAAAGAACTAGGAGCTTTAACAATATCCGACAGCTTTTTTATATTAAAAGCAAGAACAGCAATTATACAAGCTGAGCTTATGTTAAATATTTTAGAGGAAAACTTAAAAGAATTAAGAAGAAAAGAGTTAGTTAGTGAGGAGTAGTTAATATATGAAAATTAAAAAGAGAGCTTTAAAAGTTGGGCAAAAAGTAGTATTAGTGGATAGAGTCCCTGACGGTGAAATAGTGGGAGGATATGTTGTTGAAATGAGAAGGTTGTTAGGAAAAGTAGCGACAATAAGAAAGGTGCATGAGGACCATTTTAAAATTTTAGAAGACATTGACGACTTTTTTTGGGATTATAAATTTATAAAAGAGATAAAGCCAGTTTCAAAAGTTCATAGTGTAAATGATTTTGTTTATGAGGATTACATTTTACCAGTCAGATATACTTTAGAAAAAGTAATTGAAAGTGGTAATGCTGTTATATGTTGGGTTGAGGACAATGAAACAATGAAAATGATAAAAACAGTTGCAAAATGTCAAGAAGGCGACAGATTTGACTTACATAAAGGTGTTGAAATCTGTATGTATAAAACATTAAGAAAGATTGCAGATAAGAATTTAAAGAGATTTTAATTAAGAGGAGTGTAGCCGTGGTGATAGTAGTAGGTGGAATGATAGGGCTAGGTAAGTCTAGTGTGGCTAAATTATTAGGGGAGAGATTAGGTACACAGGTATTTTATGAGAGTGTTGAGGATAATAAGATATTACCTTTATTCTATACAAGCTCTGAGGAAGAAATACAAGCTAAAAGATACCCATTTTTATTGCAATTATATTTCTTAGATACTAGATTTAAAAGTATTAAGGAGGCTCTAGTAGATGATAACAACGTGCTTGACAGGTCAATATATGAGGACTGGTATTTTGCTAAGGTTAATAGAGATTTAGGAAGAATATCAGACCTAGAGTTTGAGGTATACGAGAGCTTAGTTAATAATATGATGGAGGAGTTAGCTGAGTTACCAAAGAAAAGCCCTGATGTGTTTGTATATCTAAAGGGTAGTTTTGATACAGTATTAGAAAGAATTAATAAAAGGGGTAGGGGTTACGAGCTGGACGAGAGCTTAGTAGATTACTACAGAGTATTATGGGAAGGTTACGACAGCTGGTTAGAAAATCATTATAAGGCTAGCGACGTTATTATAGTTGATATGGACGTAACTGACGTAGTAAATAATGAGAGCGACGCTGACGCTGTAGTAGACGCTGTAAAAGCTAAATTAAAAGAGTTAGGGAGGCTGTAAGTATGTTATACGGAGAGACTAAGATAGCTGTAAACAATAAAAAGACTATGAGACTAGTATGCCCTAACTGTGGCGAGGGGTTTATTAAAGTAAATGAGCCAGCAGGGGCTACAGATAGACACGGCTTTACACTTTTTGGAGTAACGGCTCCGAGCTGTAATAATTGTGGAGCTAACTTTACAGTTATGATAGATAAAACATTGAAAATAACAATAGAAAGACAGTAGGGGGCTATGGCTCCCTTAAATATGAGGAGGCAGACAATGACAAGAAAAGAGGCACTATTAGGAGTATTTAATATAGGGATATATACAGACACTATCACAACAGTATTATTATCAGTTAAACATAAGGACTATCCTAGAGCTGAGATAATAGCTGTACCGAGAGAAAACTTTGAATTAAAGGCTAAATACATAGCAGAGTATTATAATGAGGAGCTAGTATTAAAGAATTGTGAAGATATTAAAATAGTAAACGTAAGAGCGATAAATAAAGAGGGAGGAGCAGTCTAATGAAAAAGATATATTTAGCTAGTCCATTTTTTAATGAGACTGAAATTGAGACAATGAGTAAAGTATTAGAAATATTAAGAGGTAAGGGATTAGATGTATTTGCTCCATATGAAAACCAAAATAAACATTTAGAGTTTGGTACTAAGGAGTGGAGAGAGGCTACATTTAACGGAGACGTAGCTGGAATAGATAGAGCTGACGTGGTTGTAGCCATAGTAGCTGGTAACTACTGTGATAGTGGGACAGCGTGGGAGATAGGTAATGCTGTAGCAAAAGGTAAGCCAGTAGTAATAGTTAATCCTACTAAGGATACAATTAATTTAATGATAAGTGATAGCTTACACGCTTATATAGATAGCTTTAAGGCGCTAGAGGTATACAATTTTGAGACGTTAGCTAAAATCACGTATGATAATTATGTATGGTAGGAGGTAGCAGGTAATGGAAAAGATATTAGCAATTATAGGAATGATAGTTATAGTAGGTATCTGTTATCTATTCTCTAAGGGGAAAAAAGAAATTAACTGGAAGAGTGTAGGGATAGCCTTTGTAGGTCAATTAGTTCTCGCTCTAGTATTGATTAAAACTCCAGCATGGAAGTTAGTAGAGTTGATTTCAAGAGGGTTTGAGTGGTTACTGGCACAGAGTAGCGAGGGTATAAACTTTGTGTTTGGTGGAATATCAGATAACTTTGTATTCTTCATTAATTCATTATTGCCGATAGTATTTATTTCAGCTATTATGGGACTACTATTCCACTTTGGTATTATTCAAAAGTTTATTTCTGTAGTTGGATTATGTGTAGCTAAGATATTAAAAGTAGATACTTTAGTAGCTGTAAATAGTGTTACTAATATGTTTTTAGGTCAGTCAGAGAGTTTATTTGTAACTAAGTCCTATTTACCTAACGCTAAGGATAGTGTAATATTCGCTACTTTAGTAGGAGGTATGACTAGTATATCAGTATCAGTAGTGGGCTTATACGCTGGGTTTGGTGCTAGTATGGAGTGGATTATAGTAAGTATGCCACTAACAGTATTTAGTACATTTGTATTAACTCAAATAGTAATGCCGACTAAGTATGAGCCAGTTGAGGAGTTAGTAGTAGAGAATGATAAGGGAGTTAACTTTATTGATACTATGATGTCATATGCTACTACAGGGTTTAAGTCAGTAATAGGTATAGCTGTAGCTCTAATGGTATTTATATCTTTAGTATATATGGTAAATAACTTATTAGGCTTTGTAGCTCCGTGGTTAACTATTGAGAAGATACTAGGTGTAGTATTCTATCCCTTATCTTTATTAATGGGAGTGCCTTTTGGTGAGATAGGAGTAGTATCTGAGATATTAGCTACTAAGTTAGCTCTTAATGAGGCTGTAGCGTTTGGATTACCTCAATTCGCTATGTTATCAGCTAACGCTAAGGCTATGATGACTGTAGCTCTTTGTGGTTTTGCAGGATTTGGCTCAATAGGAATTTTAATAGGTGGTTACTCAGCTGTAGCTCCTAAGAAAATACCAGTAGTAGCTAAGCTAGGAGTAAAGGCTTTATTAGTGGCTACGTTAGTAAACATATTAACAGGGGCCGTAGTAGGTTTAATGTTATAGGAGGTTTGAGACAATGGAGGTAATTATAGTATTATTAATAGCTGTTGCGATAGCTGTAGGGGCAATAGCAATATTAACAGCTTTAATAAATACAGTATTAGTAGCTCTAGGGTTTTCAGCTATAAGCTGGTGGACTGTAGTGCTGATATTAGCAATAATAAGGCTGGCTAAATGGTTAACAAATTAAGAGACTGGAGAGCTGTAAAAGGCTCTCTTTTTTATTATTTAATTATTGATTATTAATATTCAAAAATATTTTAATAAAAGTGTTGACACATTTGAGACATTAATATATAATTAATATTGTCAAGAGGACAAAAACACATGAAACAGAGGAGAGATTTGAAATGAATATAAAGGTAAATGATAAAATAAGAACTAAATACGGAGTATTAACAGTAAAGTCAATACACGCTGGAGCGTTATTACTTATAGATACAAAAGAAGGATACTTAATGAGAGACGAGGAAGTACTAGAAGTAGTGAGAGAAGTAGAAGAAACTACAAAAGAGTTTGTAGCTATTTGTAAATACGACGGAGCTACAGAGATTGTAAGAGCAGAGTACCCAACTAAGACGGCTTTTAAGAAGGACTTAAAACTAAATGGATATAAAATAGTATACAGCTACATTTTTACAGCTGAGGAGTATGAGCTGTTTATAAATGAGGATAGAGAGTTTATAGAAGAATTTGAAAATAGAATTATTAAGAAGAGAATAAAAAGCAGAGTAAAGAGTCGTATGAGAAGAAGGAGAAAGGAGACGGCTGGGCTATGTGCCTAAGCCGTAAGGGGGATTAAAAATGAAACCTAATATTAAGTTAGCAATAAATGAGCTACACAGGGCTTTTCACGAGCTTAATAATAAATACTATGCTGGTAAATTACCTGAGCCAGCTATACTAATACAAAATGCAGGCAATAGAAAAAATGTACTAGGTTGGTGTACTGTTAATCCTATATGGGAGGATACAGCAGGAGCTAAAAAGTATGAGATAAACTTAGTGGCTGAGTACCTGAATAGGGGGACACACGCTGTAATGACTACATTACTCCACGAAATGGTACACCTATACTGTAGAGAAAATGATATACAGGAAGTATCGAGAGGGGGAGCGTATCATAACAAGACCTTTAAGGAGATAGCTGAGGCTCATGGCTTAGAAATAGTTAGTAATAACGCTAAAATAGGCTGGAGCGAGAGCAAGCTAAACTCAGAGGCTTATTTCTTTATAGATAGGTTACAGATTAAGCCTGAGGCGTTTACCTTAGCTAGAAAGTTTGCATTAGATAAGGACGGCAAGCCTAAGAAGAAAAAGACAAATAGTTATAAGTATCAATGTCTAGGCTGTGGTACTAGTATAAGAGCCACTAAACAGGTTAAAATAGCCTGTGCTGACGACGAGTGCGAGAAATATGGTCATATTATGGAGTGGGTTAATCAAGCAGATTTTGAGGAGCCTGAGGACGAAAAAGAGGACGATAACTTAGAACCTGAAAAAGTTAGTATCTGCTGTAATGACTGTGGCTGTGTAAATGAAGTTGAGATATTGGGAGGGCTGAAATGTCCTGACTGTGATAGTGAAAATGTATTTGTAATGGAATAATAAAAAAAATTTAAAGAGCTGTAACGACGGCTCTTTTTTTGCTGTATTACTGTATGTAAAGCAAATTAATAAAAAAGGAGACGATATTATATGAGACATGAAGATTTAAAAGTAGGGATGTTAGTAAGAGCTAACGAATTATCTAATGATGAATACTCATACACTACAGCAGAAAAAAGTTGCGAGGGTGTAGTGAAAGAAATTAAGAGTAGTTCTTTTGAGTTATTAGTTACTAAAAATAAAGATAAAAACAAAATAGGAAATGTCTATAGAGTTAATGCTGAATATTTTGATATAGTAAAGGAGAATACAGGAATGGTAGTAGAGTTAAAAACAACAGAAAAGAGAGTAGAATTTGGATATGGAGATTTATTATTATTTGGGGGAGGAAAGCAAGTTTTAGTAATCACAGATACAGACGGTTCAGACTATAGGGGTATAATATTAGGAGAATATAGACCGACTAATTTCAGAAGTAGCGAGAGAGGCTTTATAAAAATGCTGGAGGAAGAATATGAGTTAGGTTCTCTAGATAGAGTTATTAAAGCTGATAAATTAAAATTAATGGAAATCTAGAAACTGATAAGAGCTGTGTAACAACGGCTCTTTTTTATTTGTATTAACTAATGTAACAAGTAAAAAGGAGCTGATAATATGCAATTAAATTTAAAATTAGAGACAGGGAATGAGACAACTAAAAAGAGAGTAGCTGAGGCTACAGCTAAAAAGAAAAAAGCTCAATATGAGCCGAGCTGGTCTGAGGTATGGTTAACAGGATACGATACTCACACAGGGAGACGTAAGGACGGAATACTACAGAGCAAGCTAACAGATAATGATAAGCGTAAATTATTAGAAGTTAAGAAAGTTGTAGAAACTGGAGAGCTAGGCTCAGGAGTAGAGAGCTTAAAGAAATTTACTAAGGCTCACGCTATGAGATTATATAAGGAGCTACAGGAGCTACGTAGAGAGCAGATAATAGCTGATATGATAAAGAATAAACCAGCTAACTATTTACTAGTAACTAATGAGCTGGAGCTGGCTAGAATAGTACAGCTGTTAGAGCAGGAGGAGCTAGTAGCATTAGATACAGAAACTACAGGAGTAGACGTACATGGAGAGAGTGTTACAGTAGGTATCTCAATGAGTTTAGATAAGGCTGATATACATTTTTATGTACCATATAGACATACAACAGGGGAGCAACAGCTAGAGCCTGAGAGAGTGTTTAAGGCACTAAGACCAGCCCTAGAAAATCCTGATATTAAAAAGGTCTTACATAATGCTAAATTTGATTTTCACATATTAAGAAAAGACGGAATACAGGTAAGGGGTCTACTTATGGATACTATGGTAGCTATGCACGTACTGAGTGAGAATGAGATAAGCTACGCTCTTAAAAATCTAGCTACTAAATACGGTAAGAGCTTTGGGTTTGAGGATAAGAGCAGTACTTACGAGGAGCTATTTGGTAAGGGAGGCTTTGAGGGTACGCCGTTAGATATAGGACATATTTACGCCTGTAAGGATACTCACTTAACACTACAGTTTTATAAATGGATAGACAGCCACTTAGAGAAAAGACCTGAGCTGTGGGAGGTTTACTATAAGATAGAGCAGGAGACTACTTTAGTATGTACAGAAATGGAAAAGAACGGCTTTGAGATAGACTTTGAGTATGCTAAGAAGTACCAGCAGGAGCTGACAGCACAAGTAGCTAACTTAGAGGAGCAACTAAAGCAGGAGCTAGGGGATATTAATATAAACTCTAACCAGCAACTAGCTGAGGTCTTATATGGTAAGTTAGGACTAGAGGATATTAGTAAGGAGCGTAAGGTGGACGCTGATACATTAAATACCTTATCAGAGGACTGTGAGGCCCTAAAGGTATTACTAGAGTATAGAGAGCTTAAAAAGCTACTTAGTACTTATATAGAGCCACTACCTCAGAAAGTAGGAGCTGATGGTAGACTACACGGAGAATTTAAGCAGTCAGGAACAGCTACAGGTAGATTTAGTAGTAGTAATCCTAAATAATTGGGACTTTACAGAGTAATCTGTATCGAAAAACAGGGTTAATTCGAGGGAGGCTAAGTTATAACTAAATATGTTATAATATGCTAATCACGAGCCACTACTAGTGGGGACATTAGTAAGGCGTAACGACTAGAGGGAGTAGACTAGACCAGTTAAAACCTCCACGAAATCCTGCACCAACTTAATAAATATCTGTTAATAGATTTGGAGGGATAATATGAGAAAGATATGGACTGAAAATGATATTAACATATTAAAAGAGAATTATAAATTAATGGAGATAAAAGACCTAGCTAAGTTATTAGGAAGGTCAGAAAGCTCAGTAGGAACTAAATTAAATAGACTAGGATTATCTAGGGTATTATGGAGCAATGAGGAGTTAGAATACCTTATAAATAACTATCCAACTGTTAAGGGTATTGATATAGCTAAGAAGTTAAAAAGGTCTGAAAACTCTATTTACCATAAGGCTAATAGGTTGGGATTAGTACGTAGAGGAGAAAATAGAGAGCCTAGATATTATTTATTAGACGGTTATTTAGCTTGTTCTGAGTTTAATGATAGATACTTTGTTCATAGGAGAGTTATGGAGGAGTTTTTAGGTAGACCGTTAACTAGTGATGAAATAGTACACCACATAGACGGAGATAAACTTAATAACTCATTAGATAACTTAGAGTTACATACTAGAGAAAGTCATATGTTAGAACATAACGAAACTAGAGAAAGAGACGAGTTTGGCAGATATTTATAATATACAAAAGTTGGTTGAAGAGATAGTCTGAACTTATAGGAAACTATAAGAGGTAAAGGATAAAGAGCCTTTACGATAACAAATTGAATTTACAAAATCTACCGTACCCAGCTCGTGGGTTAATAGTGGCTCCTGAGGGTAAATTAATCATTGGTATTGACTACAGTCAGATAGAGCCTCGTGTATTATCTCATATATCAGGAGATAAACACTTACAAGAGCCGTACTTAACAGGTAAGGACTTATATAGTACGCTGGCTAGTAGAGTATTTAAGGTACCTATAGAAGAATGTGGAGACGATAGTAAGTACCGTAAAATGATGAAAAAAGGACTATTAGCCGTAATGTATGGTACTAGTACATTTACACTAAGTAAACAGCTGGAAATATCAGTAGGGGAGGCTGAGAAGTTTATAGCTGACTTTATGGAGACATACCCTGACGTAGCTAACTTTATAGAGCGTACTCACCATATGGCAGATACTGAGGGCTACGTACAGACTTTAAAAGGACGTAAGCGTAGATTTATAGGACATAAGCCAGTAGCTACAGAGTATCACAGGATAACTAAGAGGATAGAGGGTATTTTAGGTAGACCATTTAAAAATATATGGCAGGAGCAGAAAGTACCTAGAGAATTAAAAATGAAATACTGGTCTGTAACTAAGCAATACGGCAGAGTTAGTAGACAGTCAGTAAATGCCATTATACAGGGGACAAGTGCTGACATTATGAAAATAGCTATGATTAACCTATATAAGCACTTAAAGAAAAAAGGGGCCGACTGGTTAATACTAGGAACTATTCACGACGAGGTATTAATAGAGGTACCAGCTACAGCAACTCCAGCAGAAATAGAGGAGTTAGAAAATATAATGAAGTCAGCTTTACCTATATCAGTACCTTACAAAGTTGATACAGAGGTATCTGCTCGCTGGGGTAGTGGAGTATCAAAAGCTAAATGGATAGAGGCAGGCTGTGGACGTAAAGTGTTTGAGGAGGAAAATAACTAATGAAAAGAAAAGTATTAGCAGGATTATTAATATTAACTATGACTTTATTTACTGTAGGCTGTAGTAGCTATGATACTGTTAAAAAGTATGAGGCAGTAGGTATTATTACAGATACATATAGCAGGTGGCAAGGTGTAGTCGGTAAAGGTGGTAGTAGAAAGTATTACACAGTTATAGAGTTTGAAGGTGTTAAGTACACTATTTCAGGCTCCAGTACTCATAGGTGGGCTGTTGATAGAGAAGGTCAGCCAGTTAACTTAAACATAGACGAGTACTTAAAGGACGGAGCTGTGATTAGAAGAGAGATAAACATAGATTATTATAAGCAGGAGGTAGCTGGTTAATGTTTATTGAGGAAGTATTTAGGGATATGAGTATAGACCAGTTAATAAATATGTTAGCTGGCTTATACGCTGAGCTGGAGGATACTACAGAAAGTGAGACTTTATCTATGGCTAGGAATGTAGCTAGGAGAGCTTTAATAGGAGAAATACAATGGATAGACGATATACTAGACAAATAAAGTTTATATCTGAGGACTATGAGCTAGTAATACCTGATAAGAGTAAGCCGTGGGAGTGTTATGCTAAACGTGTTAATACTATATGGACGGAAATAGAAAGGGACGAGCTAACCATTTTAGGATATAACGGCAAAGAGTATAAAAGATTTTTATTGAAAAATATTAGGGAGCTGTAACAAGCTCTCTTTTTTATTTGTATTACCTTGTGTATCAACACTAAGGAGGTTAGGTTAATGTTAGAGTACGACTTAGAGCCTGAGGAGAAAGACGATAGAGTAGGTACCTGCTGTATGTGTGGGGAGGAACTTTACTCTGCTGACGAGATAATAAAATACAATAGAGAGCTATACTGTGATTATGACTGTTTAAGGTCTGAGATTGGGACATTTGAGACGGAGATAGCAGGAGATACTAGCTGTAGCTTTTGTGGTGGACCTTTATATGAGGGTGAGGACGCTATAACAGACTTAGACGGCTCTATATTCTGTGATAAGAGCTGTGTATATGGGGGCTACGATATAAAGGAGGTTTACGGCTATGATGTTTAAGGCAATAACTAGGCAGGGCTACATATACATAATGAAAGATACTGACTACGGCTACAAAATAGATAGTCCTATATGTTGTCCCAGCCACGTAGTAGCTAAACTAGAAAAGTTTGAAATTAAGGACTGCTCTGACTGCATAGCCTGCTGGGAAGGTATACTGAATAAAGTTAAATTTAAGGGGGACGTCTAGTATGGAGTGGGCTGAGTTAATTAAGGAAGTAGCTGGAGTAGGAGGAAATATTGGAATAGCTTATTTAATTTGCTATACAGTAGTAGAGCTAGTTAAGATTGTTACTATAGGAATAGTAGGATATAAAGGGCTTAAAGCCGTAGGAATATTTATAAAATATTTAACAGAATTAATGGACTTTTAGGAGGAAATAGGAATATGAATAAAAGAGTAGTAATAGGAAGTGTAAGAGTTGTTATTAACATTAATACTAAACCTAGTGAAATGCACATACCTGATGATATAAACCTACAGGATAAGGCAACGATAGAGCAACTTAAAAAAGAAATGGCTAAAGATATAGCTGGTGAGTTGTTCTTAGACGCTGACGAGGTTATAGTAACAGATTTAGAATATGAGATAGAGGAGTAGAAAGATTATGAAAATTATATTAGATGGAAAAACTACATTAACAAAATTACCAAAGATTTTAAAGGAAATTATTACAGAGGTACAAGCTAAGGCAGGAGTAGAAAGCGCTCCAGTTAAATTAGATAAGGCTGAGTTAGTATTTACATTTATGGTTAACGGTGAGCCTCAATATGTTACAGTTAATCACGACGGAGTACCTGAGTTATTTACTGTAGCTGTAAGGCTGGACGAAAAAGGAAATATTGAGAGAGCTGTTAATAATGAAAATGAGACATTTTTAGACGAGTACACTAGAGCTATGGCTAAGGGTGAAACTAAGGAGTATGAGGTAATCCAGTCAAGTTATAAAGACGAGGAGCTAGAGACTGTAAGAGTTAATGACGGAGGAGACATACAGGAGATTATTTATAGACATATTGAGACTGGAAATACTGTAGTAAGATATATTAAAAATGGAGACCTAGTAGGGGAATTAGCTTTTGAGACTGCTCCTGAAAATGTAATAAAGTAAAAAAAAGAAAGAGCTGAGGCGATAACACCTCGGCTCTTTTATTTTCTATTTAAGTTGTTTAATGCCTGTCTCATTACTGTCTCAGGTACCTGCTGAGTATCTATCCACTCCTTAGCCTCGGCATTAAACTGCTCAAAAACGTCCTTATTAAATTTTATGTTTATTATCTCGCTCATATCTGTTATTCGCAAAGTAATCATTAACGCCAGTAAGTGAGCTTTGTTAATTTGAACTCCTACGCCGTTACACATATCAGAAATAGTAGCCTGTCTGATACCTGTTAATAATGATAGTGTGCGCTGAGTTAGTCCACGCTGTGCCATAGCTCTAGATAAGTTATACTCTATGTCTATACCCTCTGTATTTGTTATCAGCTCTAAAACAGCGTCCCCTGTGTTCTTGTGAGTGATAGCTCCTATTTTATCCTTGTTCATTTCATAACCACCTTTAATTGTTCTAAAAATTATATAATATATACTATATATCCAATATTAGCATACTGAGGCAAATATATTCAATACCTTTTCGAGACATTTAATACATTTTACGTCATTATATACGGTATTCCTGTAACCATAATGGATATTAAATAGTATTACCTACTGAAACTAAATTATAACAGGAGGTATTAACTAAATGAAAGTAGCATTATTTGGTAAGATACGCTCAGGTAAGGATACAGTAGGCGAGTTACTTATAAAAGAGTACGGCTGTACTAGGGTAGCCTTTGGAGATGGTATCAAGAAAATAATAGACGAGTTTTTCCCCGAGGCGTGGGATAACGGTAAGCCTAGATTACACTATCAACACATAGGACAGGAGCTTAGAAAGCTAAATCCTGACGTATGGATAAATAGCTTAGTTAAGAGAGCTGAGGATATTAGGCTACAAAATTTAATATACAGAGGAGATAGCACTAGCTTTGTGGTTACTGATGGTAGACAGCGTAATGAGGCTGTAAAGCTGAAAGAGCAGGGCTACACTATTGTAGTAGTAGAGACTGACGAGACCACGAGAATAGAAAGAATGATACAGGCAGGAGATAACTTTAGTATGGAAATGTTAAGACACGAGACAGAGCGACAGGTAGACCTGATAGAGCCTGATTACATCATTAACAATAACGGCACATTAGAGGATTTAAAAATAAAAGTTAGAGAGCTAGTTAATGAACTTAGATAAAGGGATATACTCTGTAGAGTTTTTACTGGGCTGTTTAAAAAATTATTATACTATAGCAGAACGTAGGTTTTATGACGCTGACGAGACAGCTAGAGACCTAAAATTAGATATTGATTATATTGTATCTAAATTAAATTTAACTGATAAGCAAGAGCAAGCGTTAGAGCTACACTTTAAGCAAGGTTATACTCAGGAAGAAATAGCCGAGTTGTGGGGAACTAGTCAAGTTAATATATGTTTTCACGTTAGAGGCGTGAGAAAGAAATTAGAGAGTTATGTAAAGGGGTGTGGTAATAAATGTCTATAAATATTAGATATTCAGAAATTATAGAGGAGATAACTGCCCAAAGACCACTACCGACGCTACAAGAAAGAAAGAATTTAATTGAGGAGATAAGTGATAGGTATTTTAGAGAAACAGAGAAGTACTTACCAGCTACCTTATTAAATAAATTAGGAGACTGGTACTTAGCTGAGGAGCTGAGTAATAAAGATAAGTATAAAATGGAAAAGCAAGAGTATCCAATACTTACGGAGCCACAAGTTAAGAGAAGGAGAAAACAAGTAGCCTACCTAGAAGAAAACTTATTGGATTATTTCAAGGTATCTAAAAACTCTAAGGTAAAGGCTGGCAAAACTACTCAGAAAGACCCTGATAAGGAGTAATTATATGAAATTGAGAAAGAAAATAGCTGTAGCTCTATTAGCTGGGCTATTGATAGCTGGAGGAGCTGTTATCTATTCAGATATTACAGCTCTAGTAGCTACTAAGAATATGCAAATAGAGGAGCTACAGGATAATGTAAATAATAAACAACAGGAGCTGGATAGTAAACAGGTAGAGCTGGATAGTAAACAGATAGAGTTGGATAGTAAACAGGTAGAGCTGGACAATGTAAATAATAAAATGAGGCAACTAGAGGAGGATAAGGAGGCTATATGGCAGGAGCTAAATAATAAGAGCAAAAAGCTGGAACAGTTTGAGGCCATACTGTCCTCCTCTGTTATTAAGATAACGCTGGAGGAGCTTGACCTGTTTTTTAGATTAGTTGAGGCTGAGGCAGGCAACGAGAGTATGAGGGGCAAGATAGCTGTGGCCAACGTAGTTATCAATAGAGTTAGAGATAGTAGATACCCCGATACTGTTAAGGGTGTTATATACCAGCCACATCAATTCGAGCCAGTAATAAACGGACATATAAATAAAACAGCTCCAGCAGATAGTAAGGAGGCTGTATTGAGAGCTTTAAGAGGGGAGCAAGTAGTACCAGCTGATACTATTAGCTTTTGGGCTACATATCTAGATAGTTCCCACGAGCTTTGGAGCCTGCCTATTACGGCGAGGATAGGAGTACACGTATTCACTAATAAATATTAAGGGGGCATATTATGAAGGTAATAGAGCTAAAGGATAGGAAAGTAAGAGAATTAACACATAGTCAATTTATAGTATATACGGAGCAGGTAAGAGCAGGAAAGAGCCACGACGAGGCTTTGAAATATTGCTTAAATAACGAGTTAAATGTAGCAGATTTTCTGTATAACAATTTAAAGGAGAGGAGCCATTAAGCTCCTTTTTTATTGTCTCAAACTTTCTTAAAAAAGTTTAATTTTTTTTATAAAAAATATTGACACATTTGAGACAGTAGTATATAATAATATATGTAAGGTGGTTGAGACACCTGAGACACACACACAAAACAAACAGATTAAAGGAGAGATTAACAATGATGAAATTTGGAGCAAAAGTAGAAATGAGATTAAATGGGAAAATAGTAGCTGGAGTAGTTTATGACTATAACGCTGATATGAGCAAAATATGGGTAGAAACTACTGAGGATATATATGTAGTTAATGCTGAGGACGTAACTGTAGTTACTGAGCCAGCTAAGCACCCTAGAAAAGCTAAAAAGGTAGCGTCAGGTTCTTTAGAGTTCGGTACTATGATTACTGAGGATATATTCGGAGAAAGAGAGGCTAGATACCAAACAGCTTACTTTACTATAAAATCAAATAAACTAACAGCTGAGGAGCTAGAGGCTTTATATGATAAAGCTGAGGAGCTATTACTAGCTGAGTTAGAGGACGTAGTAGACTGTTCTCGTACAGGTTGCCCTGTTATAGAAGATAACTACTACGGAGACGCTATAGAGTTTACAGCTGACCACGGTTGTATAACTGAGGCTAAGGCTGAAATTAAAAAGGCATGGAAGGGTGTAAAAGCTCAACTAGGTCTTAGATAATTATAGGGGGCTAAATGCCCTCCGTAACCGAATATTAATAATCAAAAAAATTAAAAAAATTATCTCAAAATTATTGACACATTTGAGATTGTGTAGTATAATAATAAATGTAGTGAGGGACACGGTACCAGCTCAGCAGGAGCGACACAGATACGAGAAACTACAAATTAACACACAAATCAGAGGAGAGAAATAATGAAGAAATACAGAGGACATTTAGAAATATATTTGGAGGCTGAGCTGTGGGATACAGATGCTGTGGAGCTTAAATGTGTCGACTTATTCGGAGCTGTTCAAGAGCTGGCTGGAGTAGTTAGTAGATTACAGAAAAACTACGGAGAGAGCTTTACTATAAAGAGCTTTTTAAGGGAGGTATAGGATATGAGTAATAGAGACAGAATAGAAAAGGCTGTAATAGCCTTAGGATATGAGATAGGCTGTTATAGTAGCCTAATGGATAAATTATCTCAGGTAGCACTTAAAAAGGTACTGGCTGAGATAGAGCAGGACTACAGCGACGTATTTATTAATATAGATAGAAAGTTACATATAGTAGAGATAGCTACAGTAGATAACGAGAAAGATTTTACAGTATGGTCTGCTATAGAGTATTTTAGTAACTACGGTAATTTAGAGGACGCCCTAGACAATGGAAACATTACAGAGAGGCAATACCAGCAGATAAAGAGCTGTATATAGAGAGAGCCGAAAAGGCTCTTTTTTATTGTCTCAAATCTTCTCAAAAATATTTTAAAAAATATTGACACATTTGAGATTATACTGTATAATAAATAATGTAATCAGGGAACGGAACCAGCTGAAAACAGCGACACAGAGACAATGGCTACAGAGAACACACAAATCAGAGGAGAGATTAACAATGACAAAGAAAATGACTAAGAGAGAGTACAATAAGGAATTAACTATATTAGAGGCTAAACTAGCTGAGGTTAGAGCAGAGCTAGAAAAAGAAAAACTAGTAATAAGGGAGCTAATAACTACAGGAGCTAACTGCGATAACTCTATAGAGCTAGTAAAAGCTGGCGAGAGGGCTAACAAGCTAGTAGATAAAAAATGTGAAATTACGGAGGCTATACAAGTTTTAGAGATAGCCTATAGTCGTAGAGACTGGTCTTATTGTGATTATGTACTAAATGAATTGGTAGGATTAAATATAGATTAATAGAAGGGAGCTAAGTAGCTCTCTTTTTTGTTGTATCATTTTTTAATACAACCTCCAGCAGATAGAGCCAAAGGACCCAGTAAAAATAATTTAGTAGATACCAGCTGTAACAGGGGCCACGGTCTCAAACTGTATTAAATATTAATAATAGTTTTTTATAGACATAAATACAGCAGGTGCTGGAGCTATTAGTATTACTACGCTGTAGGACATAAGCAATAAACACGCTCTGTAATTTTGTTTTAAATTTTAATATAAGTATCAAAGTATAAATATTAGATTTTAAAAAATCTGAGAGCTTGTTTACTGTCAGAATTGATACTAAGCTATATTAAATTTTAATACAGACAAAAACAGTATAATTTTTTGACGTGTTAGAAAAAATCTAGTAAAATATTACATATAGTAAGGAGCTGATAATATGAACTTTATGGAGCTAAAAATAGCTTTTAAACAGATAGGGTATGAGATATATAACGGTAGGGACTATAGAGGTACTGGGTACTTTATAGACGACGGTAGTAATGTTATCTATGCTGGCTCTACTATACGGGAGGTTAATAATACATATGCAAATATAAAAAGGGATAGGAGAGATATGCAATGATAGAGAGACTACCAGTAGCTACGGCTCTAGTATTAGCTGGTTTAATATGTTTTATATTAAGTCAAAGACCAGCACTATCTAAAAAAGAAGAAAAAGAATTAAGAGAGCTGGACGGTATAATAGCTCGAACTTATGGGGGGAAATAATGAAAATATTTAAACTAAGGGACATAAAAAAGAGATACTATAGAGAGGCTATTAGAGCCTTTATAGATACGGCTGATATAAAAGACATTGACAGCTTATGTAGAGCTGTAGAATTTAATAAGAGCTTAACTATGGAGGAGTATGGAGCTATATACTACGCTGTAGCTCATATGAGACAGAGATACCTAACAGCAGAGCCTAGAGTAGTAGTAGCTACTATGGACGCTATTAATGCTGGAGCTGTAGATAAATTTGAGGATACATTAAAGAGTAAGCAATATGAGGAGCTAGAGCTGGCTCCTTTTTATCGTCCTAAAACTTGAATAATAATAATCAAAAAATATATGTATAAAGTGTTGACACATTTGAGACATTAATATATAATTAATTATGTCAGGAGGAGCTGATAGGAAAACTAAATAAAGACCTGAGGTCTTTACTGGTATATATAGCTCTAACTGAGAATATTACACACAAAACGAGGAGAGATTAAATATGGAGAACAAAGAACAATACATGAGAGAGATTAGAAAGAAAAGAGCTAGACTATTAGCTAAGAAAAGAAGAAAAATAGAAAGACTGGAGCTACTAGTAAAGACAGGTCTAGGAATAGCAGGTACAGGAATATTTTATTTATTCTTTGGTTATATCGGATTATCAATAGTAGGAGCCTATGCAATGATTAAGAAGTACATAGAAATAGCAGAATAGAAAATACGGAGCCAGCTGAGGCTCCTTTTTTATTATCAATTTATCAGTATAGAGCCTATTTATTAACAGTTTCTTAAATTTAATGCGACATACTTATAATGGGTACCCTGTCGCAAGCTAGTAGGCGAAAGAAAACTCCTGAAAACTACTGCCCTAAACTACTGTTAAAACAGTAAAACTAAACAGAAAACTAACAGAAAACTAAACAGTAAAAAACACCTACAAGCTAGTAAATATCTGCTTTTGAGATAGATTAGTAGCTTGTAAAAAACTGGTTTATAACTGGTTAGAATAAAGTATTAACTGGTTAGATAAACCGTATAAAGGAGGATAAAAATATATGGGTAGAGAGAGACTGACTGCGACACAAAAAAAGGCTATCGAGTTGCTAGTTATGAAAGATATAGAAAGGAAAACTAATAATCAGATAGCCGAGGAGTTAGGTGTAGATAGAGCCACGCTTTATCGTTGGAAGAATAAGCCTGAATTTAACGACGCTCTTATAGAGAGAGCTGAGGAGTTTAACAGGTCTTTTTTACCTGATACATATAGTACGCTTAGAAATATTATGGCCTATGGACAAGACGCTCATAAGCTAAAGGCTATAGAGCTAATGCTTAAAAATCAGGGTAGACTTAAAGACGTACAGGAACAGACTACTACAGTTAAGGCTGAGGTATCTACAGAGGACGTACTAAAGGAGCTAGGGCTATAACAGGTGCTTTTAAGGGGTACCTATTTTATGGGTTGGATATGGACTTAATAATAGAGCTAAATAATAGAGCTTTATTTGTAGTCTTTATCCAGCTCTTTTTTTTATACCTTTTTACTGTCTCAAAAGCGTACAAATGATACTGAAAAGTTATTAAAAATTTGAGGGCTATTAAATGGCTTAACTCTGTAAAAACTTTTAAACTTTTAATCTATTTGAGACAAAGTTTGAGACTTGAAGAAAAAATATAAACTTTTTAGAGCTTTTGTATCATTTTTTGAGAGTTGAAAATTTTTTGTATATTTTTTATAGTTGAGACAATGAGACAGAGACAGCAGGTACTGGCTCCAGCAGATACCCACGGAGGGGGATAGCCCCCTAATATTTCCCAAAATAAAGCCTATTGAAAATATCTATAGTAAAAATAACTCAGCTACCAACAGCTACCAACTGTAACGACCAGTCTAATTTATTTGTATTAATAGTTGTAACAAGTAAATTACTAATAAAAAGACAGGAGGTGGATATATGAATTTAGTAGATAACTATGTAACAAAAGTACTAAGCAGAAAAGAGGTAGACCTTAACGGTGAGCCGTGGGTAATTTATAGAGTAATAGCTGTAGCTTACGGTCATAACGCTGTATGTACTTTATCATATCCAAAGACTGAGGAGCCTGAGGTAAAAGTAGGCTTTAAATTTTTAGCATAAAGCGAGGACGTATATATGAAACAGATAAGACATAAAAACACATTAACAGCTACAGAACTAGAGGAGCTACTGGCTACAAAGGCATTTACTCCGGTAATAAATGAGCTAACGCCTGAGGAGAATAAAGCTCCCGAGGTTACGGCCTTTGAGAGTATAAACCTTTTTAGATATTCTATCGAGGACTACAGGGAGGAGTACAATACTAAAAAGCTACCTACGGCTTACGAGTACGCTGAGGCGTATCAGAGGCATACAAAGCGTATCATATTATCAAAGAACTTTAAGCGTATGACAGGCTGGAAATACCGATATACTAAGGCGCTACATAAAGCTATATGGAATAGAGCTACTAGGGCATATATAAGCTATATGATAGAGTATCACGCTAAACTAGTATTACAGGGGATAGCTGGAGTAGAAGTGGTATCCAGTAAGAGGCTAGACCTTAAAGGTATTGACCTGCTGGTACGTGATTATAGACTAGGTGTACAGGTGCCAGTACATATTTATAAATGCAGTAGCTCAGGCCTTGTCTACAGATATAAAAAAGAGGGAAAGCTCTTACAGTTTAAGAGAGAAAAAGGGCGTATCTATGCTAGGGCTAGCTGGACTAAATTTGATAATAAAATATACAGCAAGAGAAACACTACAGCTCACTTAAATTTATTCTATCAGGACGTAGAGCAGGATAATGGACTAGTAAATAATATTAATGGATACCCTTTATTAAAATCGGGGTATATAAGAACTAGATACAAGGAGTTTATATCAGTAAAATGGGCGTATCTAAATAACTTATTTGATAGATATGTAACTAAATAATATATTTGTATCATTTATTGATACAGGTTGTTTTAATAGCTGGTACGTAAGTACATATATATAACTGTATTATTATTTCTATAGATATATATACTATATGTACCAGTAGCTGTAACAAATAAAACAGCGTATCTATACCCTAGTTAGGTCAGAAAAATGGCGTATCTAATTACTAGCTGTTAGTACCTAGTACCTAACTACTTTAATATATAGGAGGTTTAATATGTTAGAGCAGACTATACTAGAAAAAATAAACCAGCTGGAGCAACAAATACTAGTACATTCTATAATGTATTACAGATTAGGAGCCAGCATATGGGACGACTTTATGTATGATAGAAAAGCTAAGGAGCTACAGAGTCTAATAGAGGCTAATCCTGATGAGTTTAAAGCGAGTATATTATATAATGACTTTAAATTATTTAGCTGGGAGAGTGGATATGACCTACCGTTATGGGACAGCCATTACACAGCTGTAGCCATATGGTTGGTTGAGTATCATAAGCAACAGGGAGGAACTGTATAAACATAGTAGGGGGAGGAGCTTAACGGCTCTTTTCTTTTTTATCTCTGTTTTGATTATTATTATTCAAAAAATATTTTCAAAAAAGTATTGACACATTTGAGACGATAATATACAATTAATATTGTCAGCAGGAGCTACAGCTGATACGGCTACTCAGCCACAACAGAGCGACCAGCTCTCAGAGGTGCCAGCCTCACACACTAAACAGATTTTAAAGTAAAGGAGATAGATATAATGGAAAAGATATTATTTAAGTTTATGAAAGCAAAATACAACGAGGCTGTTAAGACTGGTAAAGTAAGAGGGCAAGTAGCTGAGTATATCAACTACGGAGACTGGAGATTAGAGATTAACTTTGTATATGAGACAATAAAGGTAATAACACCAACTAAAAACATAGTACACAGCGTAGAGCTGTTTGAGGCTGTACTGGACGCTATCTTAACAGGAAATACTAAATATATAGATAAGCTAGTAAGCGCTGTAAAAATAGCAAATAACAGAGGCGTTAAGGTAAAGAGGGCTGATGGAGACATTAAAATAACTGACGCTTACTTTAGAGCTGACGGTACTATAGGAATATGGGTACAGATTTATGATAAAGAAAGTGAGAGAGGCTATCGTAGACGTACTACTACTGTAGACTATGATAACTTTATAAATACAATGGAGATAGCTGGAGCTTTATAGCTCCTACTCCTGAAAAAATATTTTAAAATTTACTATTGACACATTTGAGACATTGCTATATACTAAGCACATAAAGTAAATGAGACAAAAGACACACACAGATTAAAGGAGAGATATAATATGAAAAACGTAGATAAGATAATAGCTAAAATGGTAAAGGAGATACCTACTACAGACTGTATCGCTGTAGACTTATTCGGAGCTACAGATATAAAGGAAATATTAGAAAGAACTATAAACACTTTAAATAAAGTAAATAATGACACTTTAGAATTTCCTAGCCAAAGAGATAAGAGAAAAGCCATTACAGTATTAAGTAATTTTATAAAGAAATATGGAGTATACGGAATAGAGCTTTACGGAGAGGACTGGTTAAAAGAGTACTCAGAGGATAGCTATAATATGGTAGTTGATAATATAGTTAAAAAAGCTAAAAAGGTCGTGGCTGAGGCTCCAGCTCCTGAGGCTGTAGAAGTGGCTGAGGAGCCAGCTACAGATAAGCCTAGAGTAATAGGCTACGCTAGGGTATCAACTAGAGAGCAAAACTTAGACAGACAAATAAAAGCTCTTAAAGAGTACGGCTGTGATACTATATTAGAAGAAAAGAAAACAGGAAAAAATATGGACAGATTACAACTACAAACTTTATTAAATACAGTTAAGGCTGGGGATACTGTAGTAGTATCAGAGCTTACAAGAATATCAAGAAGTACAGCAGACCTGCACAACTTAGTAAATGAGCTGGACGCTAAAGGTGTTACTTTTAAGAGCTTAAAAGAGAGCTGGATAGATACTACTACAGCTCACGGTAGACTAGTATTTACTATGTTAGCTGGTGTAGCTCAATTCGAGAGAGAGCTGATGTTAGAGAGACAGGCTGAGGGTATCGAAGTAGCTAAGGAGAGAGGCGTAAAATTTGGTAGAAAACTAGATAAGGACGCTAACTTAGCTAGAGCTGTGGAGCTTTATAAAGAGGGTAAATATCCAGCTGGTGAGATAGCTAAAATGTGTAAAATGTCAAGAGCTACATTATATAGAAGGTTAAAAGATTTAGGACTAGTTTAGGCTAGTCTTTTTTTATGCCTCAAAATAGGTATTTGAGACAGCAATACTTATAAGTATCTGTATCTCCTGTCCTAGATAGTAGGGAGGTTGATACTATGAAAAGGAACTATATAGAGCAAGAGCTTTATAGATTACAGCAGGCTCAGGACTTACTAGCTCTAAGATTGAGGAGTAAGGACTATGTAGACGAGGAGGATAGGCTGTACTTAATAGATAAGCTAAAAATGATAGCTAGAGAGTACAGAAAACTTAGAGGCTCCGTAGACGTCCTATACTTTGCTTACGAGTATTTTAGCGACGAGAGAAACCCCGAGAATGAAAATAACTTAATGCCAGCAGGAGCTACAATGGAAAACGCTCCAGCATTCCATTACGAGCTATGTAGTACGCTAGACAGTCTAAATGATGATATAACTAAAAAAATAGGCTGGTCAGTACCTAGAGGACACGCTAAAAGTGCCTACTTATCAAACGTATTCCCAGTACATCAGATAGTATATGATAAAAGACATTATATATTAATAATATCAGAGACTGAGGGAATGTCTCAAAAGTTTATTGAGTGGGTAGGAGACCAGCTTAAATTTAATAAGAAGTTAAGAGAGGACTTTGGAGACCTTCTTAGTCCTAATAAAATGAAGAATATAGAAGATAATCAAGGTGGCTTTGTTACAGCTAACAGGATTAAGGTACAAAGTGCCTCAATAGGTAAACAGCTGAGAGGTGCGAGACATGGGGCCTATAGACCTGATTTAGTAATACTGGACGACTTAGAGAGTAGTAAGAATACAAATACTAGAGAGCTAAGAGAAAAGAATTTACATTGGTTTAACTCTGTAGTTATGCCGATAGGGGACATAACACGCACGGCGTATATTTATATGGGTACGCTGGTACACGGTCAGGGGCTATTGCCAGCCGTTTTAAAGAGGTCTGATTTTAATAGTAAGATATACTCAGCTATAGTCTCAGAGCCTGACAGGGTGGACTTATGGCAGAAATACGAGGACATACTGAGGGACCTAGATAACCCTGACAGAGCTGAGGACGCTGACGCCTTTTATTATGAAAATAGAGAGGAAATGGATAAAGGAGCTAAAACCTTATGGAATAGCCGTTTCCCTTATAAAGACCTTATTAATATTAAGATTAATGTAGGCTCAAAAGCCTTTGCTAGTGAATACTTAAATAGACCTAGCGACGACGAGAGCTGTATATTTAAAAAGCAATACTTTACATATTACAATGAGCTAGACCTGAGATTTGATAAGGGTAGATATTTCACTAGTGATAATACAGCCCTAGAGGTCTACAGCTTTTGGGATATAGCTATAGGTAAAAACCGTAGGTCTGACTATAACGCCATAGTTACTATAGGAGTTAATAGGCGTACTGGAGTTATCTATATACTGGACGCATGGGCTGACAAAATACCTATGCACGAGGCTTTAAAAGTGGCTCAGCAAAAGATAGCAACTTTTAGGCCTAAACTCTTTGGAGTTGAGGCTGTTCAGGCTCAGTATGATATGTATAGACAGCTTAACGAGAAAACTATTAAAGCTGGATTTTATGGGACTAGAGTAATGCCTGTTAATCCTAGAGGCAAAAAAGAGGATAGAATAGAGCAACTGGAGCCACTAGTGGAGCAGGGATATATTAGATTTCATAAGAGCCAGCGTTTGCTATTAGAAATGTTAGAGCTATTTGGTAGCCACGACCACGACGACCTACCTGACGCTCTAGCCTCAGTAGTAGACTTATCAGGAAAACAAAGAAGAAAAACATATTATAGAAAGCCAGCAGGTATTTAATCCTGTGGCTTTTTTATTTTATAAGGAGGAGTTTTATGAATATGAATAAAAGACATAATCTCTTTGCTACTGGTGAGGTATTCCCTCCTCAGGCTCATTATAGAAGGATAAAGAGATATAGAGTTAATAAGAAATTATTTGAGGGACATCATTGCGACGTATTTAAAAAGAATATGTCAATAGAGGGGAGAGCTAAGGAGCTGTTATATGTATCGGTTAACTTAGCAGGTACTATCTGTAAAAAGTCTGCTGACTTCCTTTTTGGTGAGGACCTAAAAGTACTAGCAGGTAATGGCTCACACACGAAGGAGCAGGAGGCACTAGATAGGTTTTATGAGGAAAACCACTTAAATATTATGTTGTATGAGAGTGCTTTATCTAATGCCTACAAAGGAGACGCCTTTATAAAGGTTAGATATGGTCAGGAATACGCTGGAGAGTTACCACCTGAGCTGGACGAGCCTAGAGTAATCATAGAGACTATTAACCCTGAGTTTGTATATCCTGAGGCTATGGAGTGGGATAGAAATAAAATTAAATGTTATCACATAGCTATACCATACTACTCAGAGAGTGCTGACGAGTGGATACTAAAGGTAGAGAGCCACTATGCAGGTAAAATAATTTACTGTGATTATGATATAACTCCATTGTATTTTAACTCTGATAATGAGGTAGAGAGATTTACTATTAATGGGGCTGTAGAGGGGACAGCCGTAGCTGTAGCTACTGGAGTAAATGTACCTTTAATAGTACATATTCCTAATACTGGCTCAGTAGAGGGCTGGGAAGGTAAGGACGACCTTACAGAACACCATGCCTTACTAGATGAGATTAATAATAGATTATCTCAAATATCAGATATATTAGACAAACACGCTAACCCAGCTCTAGCTGTACCAGCTGGACTATTAGCTGAGGACGAATACGGTAACGCTCAGTTTAGAGTAGCTACAGATAAGGTCTTTGAGGTAATGGGTAAAGAGGACATAGTACCTCAGTATATTACGTGGTCTAGTAATCTTAATGAGGCTTTTCAGGAGCTAGATAGATTAATAGAGCTATTACTTATGAGTGCTGAGGTACCTCCAGTAGTTTTAGGTAAGGAGACTGGTACAAGTGGTACAGGCTCAATGGCTATTAAATGGCAAATGAATAGCTTATTAGCTAAGGTTAATAGAAAGAGACAGTATTACGCTAAGGGTATTAAGCAGGCTCTTTATATAGCTCAGAAATTAGAGGAGGCTCTAGGGATAGCCGACTATGTAGTAACAGTACCTAACTTACATTTTCAGGACGGACTACCTAAGGACGATATGGAGCAGGCTAATATTATGTCTATTAGAACTAATGGAGCTAAAACTATGTCTCAAAAGACAGCTATTATGTTATTAAATAATATGACAGAGGAGCAGGCAGAGCAGGAGATAGAGAGAATAAATGAGGAGGCTGAGGCTGAGACAGTAACAGCTACTCCTGACCTATTCAATGAGCCAGCTGGTGCTAATCCTTTTGAGACTGATAATGAGATAGGAGAGCTATAAAGCTCTCTTTTCTTTTTATTGTAGTTTGAATATTAATAATCAAAAGGAGGGCAAATATGACACAGGACAGATACGAGGAGATATTAAGCAGGGTATTAAAAGCATATGGCAAGAAAAGACCTGAGATAGCTCCGAGAGTTGTGGATAAAAATATAGATAGAATTATAAAGACCTACGCTGAGGCTTATAAAGAAGTTTACTCCTTTTTGGTTGACGCTGTAGCTGATATAGGAACTAGTACAAATGTTACAGCTCAGGCTAGTATATTAGTCCAGCTGGAGGAAAAATTAAGCCAGCTTAATAATAAAGTAGCTGAGGAGCTTAACAACTCATTAGCTGAGGCTTATATAGAGGGGCAAGCTATGCACGCTGTAGCTACTGAGACAGTTAAAACTATTGAGGAGCTTATGGTAGCTGTACCATACTCTCTATTAAATCACGATAAAATAGCTCAGGCTAGTATGGATACTTTTGAGGACTTACTTTTTGTTACTCAGCACACTTCAAAAGAGAGTAAAAAAGTTATTAGAGAGATAGTAGCGAAACATATCCAGCTAGGAGTAGCAACTAATCAGGGACACAGGGAAATAATGAACAGAATTAAAAAGGAGCTTAGTAGAGAAAACCTAAAGAGGCTTATATCAGATAAGGCTCTAGTAGGGATAATAGACGCTAAGGGGAGACGCTGGAAATTAAAGACCTATATAGAGCTGATAGTAAAGACTAAGCTACAGCACTTACACATAGAAGGACTAAAAGACCACGCTTTAGAGGACGGCTATGACCTAGCTAGAATACCGAGCAAGGGAGCTACTGACGCCTGTAGTAATTTTGAGGGTATGGTAATTAGTTTAAATGGTATGGAAAAAGAATTTCCTAGCTATGAGAGCCTTAAAGCTACAGGGCTAATATTTCACCCTAATTGCAGACATACACCAGTACCAATAGCTGAGTTTGACTTATTGCACGAGGACGATAAAAAGCTACATAAGAAATTATTAAGTAATTTAAAAAATATTTAATAATACTACTTATTAAAATTGCTTTGTCGTGCCTTTGTATATAGATAGGGTAGGGAACACAAAGACGGCTAGTTAATTAGCTGTCTCCCTCCCTTTAAATACTGGAGCTGTACCCTTTCACGGTATGGCTCTAAATTTTAAAAAGGGGAGGAAGTAATAATATGAGTAATCCAGTTAAAGTAGACGAGCCTGTAAAGGAGCCTATTAAAGAGCCTACACAGGAACCGACTAAGGAGCCTAAGGAGCCGTCTGAGCCAGTAAGGGAAAACAAGGAACCTAAAGAGCCTAAGGAGCCAGCTACTGACTACTCTAAAGAGGTAGAAAATTTAAGAGCTGAAATAGTTACATTAACAGAGAAGGCTGGAAAGGTTGAGACAGTCTCAAAAGAAAACGAGACATTAAAGAAAGATATTGAGACAAAGGATACTAGGTTAAAAGAGTACGAGGAGCTTATTACTAAATTAGTAGAGACTAAACTAGGTCAAGTACCTGAGGAATATAAGGAGCTTATACCTGATAACTTAGATTTAACTCAAAAATTAAACTGGTTAGATAAGGCTGAGGCTAAGGGCTTATTTAATAAGGTAGAGAAGAAAAAGCCTAACGTAGAGATAGGAAAGCCTATGAATATAGAGCCTGAGAATGTTGATACAACTAAGCTAACAGGTAGTCAATTACTTAAACTTGCATACAACACTATAAAAAAATAACAAATGACTTGAGCTGTAGTTAAAAGATATATAACTATAGTTTTTTTTTATTTTACTAAAGAGAATTGAGGGGGAGAATTATGGCAGTATTATTAGAACAAGCCAAGTTATTAACTCAGGACGTTTTACAAAGAGGAGTTATTATGACAATGGTACAAACGTCAGGAGTAATGGAGAAATTACCATTTATTGAAGTAGTAGGCTCAGGATATGCTTACGACATCATGGAGGAGTTACCTAATGTAGAGTACAGAGCTGTTAATGGTCAATATACAGAGGGAGTATCAGACATTAAGCAAACTGTAGAGAGATTAGTAATTTTAGGGGGAGACGTTGACGTAGACATATTCTTAGCTAAAACTCACTCTAATATCAATGACATAAGAAGTTTACACACAGAGGCAAAAGCTAAGGCTGTAGCTAGAAAGTTTGAAAAAGACTTCTTTGAAGGAACTGGAGAAAGCAACTCTATTAAAGGATTAGATAAGAGATTAGCTGAGCATATAGCTGGTACAGAAATTAAGTCAACTGGTATTACATTAGACGGATTAAATGAATTATTAGACGCTGTAGTAGACGGTGCTGATTGTTTATTTATGTCTAAGAAAATGAGAAGAGAGTTAATGGGCTTACTTCAAACTTCTAACCACTATATAGAGAATGGTACAGACGCCTTTGGTAGACCTGTAGCTCTTTACGGTGGAGTAGAAATTAGACCAGTAGACGACAGCTTAATACCTGATAAAAAGATATACGCTGTTAAGTTTGGTACTGATATGTACGTACACGGATTATCTAACGGAGGTATCCAAGTTAAAGACTTAGGAGAGTTAGATACTAAACCCTGTTACAGAACTCGTATAGAGGCGTATCTAGGGCTGGCTACTAAGCACAAAAAATGCTTTGCTGTTTTAAATACAGCTGGTGAAATGGCTAGAGCTAAGAAGTAGTAAAGTTAAACAGGAGGGGCTACATAGTCTCTCCATTTTTTCTTTGTATACGGATTACAGTAAACAGCAAGGTAGGTGTATAAAGTGGATAAAACAACAGAAATTAGTAATTATATTGATGAAAATATTTATCATAGTAAAGTATGGGATACAGCAGATAGTAAAGCGAGAGTAAAAGCTGTTAATAACTCTGAGCGTATCTTAAAGAGAGTACTTAGAAAGTATTTAGCTGACGAGGTACCGATAGAGTATATAGCAGAGCAAGCTGTATATTTAATGAGAATTGATGATACATTTTTAAGAGCTGAGCTAGGAGCCACTAGTATCACGCTGGACGGTATCAGCGTCTCGATTAAAGATAAAGATAGGACAATAGCTCCAGCTGTTTTAGATAGCTTAGGGATTACACCTGACGCTATTACAGGGGGCATATCTAGGAGAAAAGTGGGTAGCTATTCTACTTCTATCAGAGACAGCTACAGAGGCTACTCTTTTAGGAGGAGGCTGAGATAATGCTAGGATATTTACCATATAACCTACAGGTAAAGCTAATAATTAAGTCTAATGAGCTGGATAAATGGGGTAAGCCGATAGTATCTGAGAGCGAGGAGCTACATAGGTGCTATATTAGAGAGGTAACTACTTTAGAGGAAAGTTATAACTCGAAAGAGCTTAAATATACTATGGTCTTTGGTATAGAAGGTAACTCCAAAATAACAGCAGGGGATACTGTAGAGAGTAATAATGTAAGGTATGAAGTAATAAAGACTAGGAAAATTAGGGACCTATCAGGTGAGGTCATAACTACGCTGGTGTATGTGTAATGAGTGGTAGCTGTGAGATATTTATTTCTCGTAGGTTAAAGAAAATGGGAACTAATACCCACGAGGTAGTAAAAAAGAGAATGACTAATATTACTAAAGACTTACATAGAGTAGCCACAGACTTAACTCCTTATAAGGACGGAGGACTAGAACAGTCAGGGAGCTACAGGAACAGAGCCAATAAAAACAGCTTTGTTAGTACAGTTACTTTTGGAGCTAAAGGTAAGACTTACTTATATGCTGAGAAAATGCACGACGGTAATTATAACTTAGGAGAAGGCTCACGAGCTAAGAACAGCTCAGGAGTTAAAACCATTTACTCAGATAAGACCTTTAAGGTAGGTAAGGGATACCTTAAAGAAACAGCAAAGGCCTGTCAGGAGGGCTATAAAAAGTATTTAGAAAAAGACGTAATATATGACTTAGATAGGGGGTAGCTTATGAGGATATTGGAAATAACAGAGTATATAGAAAATAAATCAGGTCTCACTATCTATCCTATACAATTTCCTACAGAGCTAGAGCAAGCTATAAAGGTAATGATAATAGCTAGCTCAGACGAGGGAGCAGGGGTTAAGGATATTACTATAGAAGTAATGACTAAAGCACTCCACCCAGCAGACGCTGAGGGATTAGCTTATAAAGTTATTGAGGCTATAGGAGCTATAACTGACGAGGACTTTTTAGATTATCAAATAATACTTTGTAGGTCCATGAATGAGCCTGATTATGAGGGAGAGACAAAAGCAGGAGCTTATGTATTCTCTTGTGATTTTCAGCTACTTGTTAGTAAGGTAGGTATGTAATTAATGACAATTCAAAAAAGGAAAATGGCAGGGCTGGACGTAGCCGTAGCCATTAATGGAATGGTTATAGGTGGTCAGGTGGACGCTGACTTAACGAGAGAGGCTCTAGTAATAGATACAACTAGTAAAGATACTGGGGACTATAGTACAGCTATGACACGTATTAAAAAATGGTCTGTAGAATGTGCTGGCTTTACTCTTATTAATGACGAGAGTTATGGGCTATTATTAGACGCTTTTGAGGCAGGGACTAAATTAGATTTAGAAATAAATCATAAATCATATAAACATTTTTACTATAGAGGACAGGTTATAGTTACAGAATTTCCTGAGAGCTATCAAGCTAAGGACGCTGTAAAGTATACTCTGTCTCTTTTAGGTGTCTCAAAATTAGAGAGACATAGAAAAACAGAGGAAGAATAGAGGAGGACTTAAATAATGTCAGTTACAGCAGGTATGGACATACTATTAAAAGTTAATGTAGCAGAGACAGGCTCACCAGCTCAGTACGTGGCTATAGCAGGTCAAAGAGGGGCTACACTTAATAGAAGTAGAGACACTATAGATACTACTTGTAAAGATAGTGCTGGTGGTTGGAAAACTTCTATAGCAGGTATGGGAGAGTGGTCTATAGATACAGACGGTATCTTAATTGACGGAGACGAAAACTTTGCTAAATTAGAAAAAGCATTTATAAACAGAGAAATATTAAAGGTACAAATGGTTAACTCAAAAACTGGAGCAGGATATGAGGGAGACGTAGTTATTACAGATTTCCCACTAGAGGCTCCATATGACGACGCTATGACATACTCTTTATCATTGGCAGGAGCTGGAGAGCTTAAAGCTGTACCAGCTTAGGCTGAGTTATCAAGAAAGAAATAGCAAAAAACTGAATAACACATATAGAGGCAGTCTCAAAAGCTGTCTCTTTTATTTTAGCTAAGGTAAAAGAAATTGATTATTAATATTCAAGTATTTAATTTTGGGAGGAATAAACACTATGAAAAAATTTGTAACTATTAACGCTGATAAGGCTAGAAATTTAAGATATACATTTAACTCATTAATGATATTAGAGGAGCAATTAGATAAGCCTATTACTGAGTTAGGTAACAATATCTCATTTAAAGATATTAATTTACTTGTATGGGCTGGACTATTACATGAGGAGCCAGCACTAACTAGAGAGCAAGCTGGGGACATTATCGACGCTTGTATAGAAAATGAAGGACTACAGGTATTAATTGAAAAGGCAGGACAGGCTCTGTCTGCTACATTTGGTAACACAGTTAAGCCAAAAAAGTAGTAGGCTCAGCTGATACTGGATACATGGAGGGGGAGGCTGTTTTAGCTCCTCCTCCTTCTTTTTTTGACATATTAGAGGAATACTACGGAGCCTGTGTGGGGGACTTACATATAGCTCCATCTGAGTTTTGGTTAATGACGCCAGCTGAGGCAGAGATAGCTGTAAAGTACAACACTAAGAGCAGATTAACTCTTTTAGATAATGCTAGCTTTGCTGTTTATAACTCTATAGGTAAAGCTCTAGGAGGCAAGAAGTGGGAGCCATTATTTAGTAAGGCTGAGCAAAAACAAAAGCAAGCAGAGACAAAGATAAACAAAGAAGATAAGCAGAAAGAGCTTAACTACTTAAAAGAATTATTTAAGAAAAATAAGGAGGAGTATAATGGCTAGTAATGATATTTTAGTAACGCTGAGAGCCGATATGAAGGACTTACAAAATTCCTTTAAGAGCTTACAGAATAATCTAACTGGTGCTGAAAAGAATACTACTAGCCTATCTAATGTACTAAGTAAGATAGGTAAGGTAGCTGGTCTAGCTGTATTAGGTAAGCAGGTAATAGACTTAGGCAAGGACATAGTAGAGACTGGTAAGAGCTTTGAGTATGAAATGAGTAAAGTTAGTGCTATATCAGGAGCTACAGGAGATGACTTTATAGCTCTTACTAATTTAGCTAAAGAGCTAGGCTCTACTACAGCTTTTAGTGCCTCAGAGGCGTCTCAGGGTATGCAGTATTTATCCATGGCAGGCTGGAAAACTCAGGATATAATGGCAGGTCTACCAGCTATCCTAAATTTATCTATAGCCTCAGGTTCAAACCTTGCAAGAGTAGCAGATATAGCGTCGGACGCTATGACAGGTTTCGGTATGCAAGCTAACGAGGCTGGACACTTTGCCGACGTGTTAGCATATGCAAGCTCTAACGCTAACGTAAACGTAGAATTATTAGGAGAGAGCTTTAAGTACGTAGCTCCATTAGCTCAAACTACTAACCAATCTATGGAGACTGTGGCTAGTGCTATCTCTAAATTAGGAGACGCCGGTATTAAGGGAAGTGAGGCCGGTACAGCTTTAAGAGCAATACTTAACAGATTAGCGTCAGGTAATGCCTCAACAGTTAAGGCTATGAATGAGCTAGGAGTAGCTATCTATGATAATGACGGTAAAATGAGAAGTATTAATACTATCATAGGGGATGTTACAAGAGCTACGGCTGGAATGAGCGACGAGCAGAAAAATAATTATTTCACTATGATAGCAGGTATGGAGGCTCTATCAGCGTGGAACGTATTAATGGGAGTTGGTGAGGAAGGACTTAACAGCTTTACAGCAGAGTTAGAAAAAGCTGACGGCTCAGCTCAGGCCATGGCTGATACTATGTCCGATAACCTTAAAGGCTCTATTGATAGCTTAGAGAGTGCTTTGGAAGGTCTTAAAATAGCTCTTTATGAGAAAGTTAAGGAGCCAGTAAGAGCCGTGGTGGACGGTATTACTGAGGCTATTGACTGGGTAATGAATTTAGATAAATGGTTTAACGCCCATAAAAGTACTGTTATAGCTCTAGGTAGTGCTTTTCTAATCCTGACAGCTGGTATAGCTGGCTTTAATTTATATTTAAAGTCAGGGGCTATCATAGGAGGACTAACTACATTAGCTAAAACTATATCCACAGTTATTAAAGTAGCGTGGGGCTTAAATGTAGCCTTTTTAGCTAATCCTGCTACGTGGGTAGCTATGGGTATTATGGCTCTTGTATTAGCTGGTATAGCTCTATGGAAGAACTGGGATACTGTTAAGGCTAAAGCTGTAGAAGTATGGGGAACTATTAAGGAGGTTTTCTCTCAAACGTGGGAGGCTATAAAAACTAAGTGTTCTGAGATATGGAACGCTGTAAAAGGGTATCTATTAGAAGTGTGGAACTCTATTAAAGAGGTGGCTAGCTCAGTATGGACAGCTATATCTAACTTCTTTGTATCTATATGGGAAGGTATAAAAAATTGCTTTAATATAGCCTTAGAGTTTATTAAAGGTATTGTATCAACTGTATTTACTGTAGTTAAGACCATTGTAGAGACTATATGGAACGCTATAGTAGCTGTATTCCAAGCTGTTTGGGATAAAATAGGTGGAATAGTTAAGGTTGCTGTAGGTATTGTTAGAGCTATTATTGTGGGAACTTTTCAAGCTATTATGATATTTATAGCTATGATATGGACAGGTATTTGTACTGTATTTAAAACAGCGTGGGACTACTTAAAGAAAACAGTATTTAAGTATGTAACTGATATATACAATGACATTAAAAATAAATTTAATGAAGTTAAAACATATATAACAAATATAGTCAACGAGTGGAAAACTATCATATTAAATAAGTGGACCGAGATTAGAACTAATGTACTAAATAAGGTCAATGAGGTTAAGACTGATATAGTTAATAAATGGAACGATATTAAATCTTATTTATTCTCTAAACTTACTGAAATTAAAAATGACGTAGTTAATAAGTGGAATGAAATTAAGAATAATATTGTTAACCTAGTAACTAATATCAAGACAGCTTTATTAAATAAGTGGAATGAGATTAAGACAGACGCTTTAAATAAGTGGAACGCTGTAAAGGCTGACGCTATGGCTGTTTGGAATAATGTCAAGTCTGCTATTATGACGCCTGTTAATAATATAAAAACTAATGTAACTAATGCTTTTAACTCTCTAAAGTCAAATGTATTAGGAGCGTGGAACGGTATTAAATCAGGTATAGCTGGAGTAGTCAACGGTATCATTAGAATGATAAATAGTATGATAGGAGCTATGAATAAATTTAGCTTTGACGTGCCTGAGTGGGTACCTGTAATGGGGGGTAAGAGCTTTGGTTTTAATATCCCTAAGATACCTGAGGTTAGCTGGCACGCTAAAGGTGGTATATTCACTAAGCCAACTGTAATAGGTAATCACGGCTTTGGTGAGGCTGGTAAGGAGGCTATATTACCACTACACAAGTTACCAAAGTTAATAGGTATAGATAAACAGCAGGAGCTTATAGATAAAATCTTAGCAGGTGAGGCTGGAGCTACTGGTGGAGGTAATACTTCTATCCATATTGAACATTTTGAGAACAACAGAGAGCAGGACGTAGCACAGCTAGCTAAAGAGTTAGAGTACTACAGACAACGCTACAATTTTGCTAAGGGGGTAAGATAATGAGTACTAGAAGGGATAAGAGAGGTTATTTCTTTGTTTACAATGGAGTATCTTCTAAACAGTTTAAGATAGGTATAAAGACAGCTCCTATAAGGACTATACCTGAGAGAAAAGTAAATACTATAGAGGTGCCGTTTAGAGACGGCTCCCTTACTTTAGATACTGGTACTTACGGTACATTTACTATAGATTTTGAGTGTCTAGTAGTGGGGAGCTTTACTCCTCAGCACATTAGAAAAATAAAACGCTGGTTATCTGAGCCTTTTGGTAAGTTGCAAGTAAGCGACGAGCTGGAGCTGGAGTACGAGGCTAAAATGATAAGTAAGGTAGATTTTGAGGAGTTAGTAGAAAATACTGGCTCTTTTTTAATTACCTTTGAGTGTCAGCCTTACGCTCACTATAGGCAGGGGCTTTGTCTGCATACTGTCTCAAATAATACAGAGATACATAATGAGACAGATACTATAGCTCTACCGTATATGAAGGTCTACGGCTCAGGGAATATAACATTAACTCTTAACGGTGAGCCTATTACCTTTAAGGGAGTATCTGAATATATAGAGGTAGATAGTGAGCTAATGGAGTGCTTTAAGGACGACAATGTACTTAATGACAAAATGATAGGTAATTTCCCCATCTTTAAAGTGGGAATAAATACTATTGTATCAAATGCCTCAAAGATAGATATTTTACCACGCTGGAGAGCCTTATAATATAGGACTACTCCTGTACTTATAAGTAGGAGGGGATAACGAATGATAACACTATATAAACCAACTGAGACGGACTTTACACATAACGGGGAGGCTGTCTTAGATAATATAACCATATCAGCTGTTATCCTTCATAAACTTAATGGGGAGTACTCTTTAGAAATTGAGTTATCGAAGGACGACAGAGGCAAATATAAATTATTAAGACAGCACAGTATTATTAAGGCGTGTGGTCAGCTATTTAGACTGTACTCTCAGGAGAATATACAAGATACAGAGGTAAAGATAAAGGCTGTATTATACCACATTACTTATGATATTAACTTAGATATTATAGAGGACTACAGAGCTGTAGACTGTAAAGCAGACTTTGCATTAAGTAAGGTAGTGCTAGATAAGAGATTTACTGTATTAGAGACAGATATTGAGACTATTAGTACAGCCTACTTTGTGGACGAGCTACCATTTGACGGTATACATAAAAAGATACTAGAAAGGTGGGGAGGAGAGCTATTACAGGATAATTTTAATATAGGTATTAAAAAGACTATAGGTATTATATCTCCAATAGCTGTAACATTTAGAAAGAATATAGCAGGCTTTACGGAGACTAGAGACTATAAGGGAGTATATACAAGAATTAAGCCAGTAGGTAAAGACGGTATCACTATAGGAGACGTTAATAATGGAGACGACTGGTTAGTATCTCCTAGAGCTGGAGACTACTTTAAGGTATTATCTGCTGTACTTAAATTTGAGGATATAGAAAGTCCTTTGGAGCTAAAAGGTAAAGTATTAAATGAGCTTTGGGGAGTAGTAGACCTGCCTGTAGTATCTTTTAAAATAGACTTTATAGACCTATCGAATACAGTAGAGTATAAGAGATTTAGTAACCTTAGGGGTCTTAATACTGGGGATACTATAAAAATATATCACGAGTATTTTAATGTAAACCTAGTAGCTAAGGTACAGGAGACTAAGCGTAACGCCATTACTGGTGAGGTTGAGGAGTTAGTATTAGGAGACCTAGTTAATGACTTTATACAAGGAGTACAGAGTGCTGTAGAGGACTATGTAGAAAAAAAGGGTAATACTGTTCTTAAACAGACTAAAGATATGATAAGCCTAGAAGTGTCTGAGGTAAGAAAGGAAATGGAGACCAGCTACGACGAGCTAGGTAATGCTATAGAAAGCACTAACGAGGTAGTAACTACTTTAAAGGGTAAGCTATCAGTAACAGCTGAGGAAATTAGAGGAGAGTTATCTAACCTAAAGGAATACGCTGACGGTAGAATAGACAGTAATACGGCGCTTATCTCTCAGACAGCTACTGAGATTAGGGGAGAGGTAGCTAATGAGGTAAAAGGACTGGACGGTAAAATATCTAGTAATACGTCTCTAATATCTCAAACAGCTACTAATATTAGGTCTGAGATTTCTAATAAGGTAAAAGGGCTAGACGGCAAAATATCTAGTAATACGTCTCTTATAAATCAGACAGCCTCAGATATACGGTCAGAGGTATCTAAGAGCGTGGACACGCTAGACGGTAAAATAGCTACAGCAAACAGTAGCATACATCAGAACGCTAGTAGTATTTCTACTAACATCTCAGAGGTAAATAAAGTCAAAAATAAAGTTAGTGGATTAGAGACTATAGTAAGTTCAAATACTACTAGTATTAGTCAAACGGCTAATAAGGTGGAGATAGTGGCTCAGGCTCAGGCTGACGGTATCTTAAAAGGTAAGACTTATACTTTTGACGGTAGTGGCTTTAAAATAGGGGGAACTGGTACAACAAAAGCTGAGCATACTGATACATATAGTAAATGGATACATAGCGACGGCTCTTATACTAAGATAGGTACGACTGGGCTAGAGAGATACTCTAGTAATTTTAATGGAGGTAAGCCATATCAGTACTACACTTATTTAGGCTCAATATATGGGGCCACATCTAATACCTATGTGCGCTGTAATTTTCCTGAGGAGTTCAAAGGTAAGGACTATGTAGTAAGCTGGTGGGCTGGTAATGCTATACCTGAAAATCATTCGGACTTAATATACGTATGTAACGTAGAAATGTACGACGAGAGTACTAAAGGCTTAGGATACGTAACAGTATTACCTAAATTAATGGTGCGTAATCCTAACAGCTCTGAAACATATCCAGCCTACAGAGGAAAATTAAATGTTATGTATATGGGCTTTTTATAAAATTGAATATTAATAATCAAAAGGGAGAGATATAATGTTTATTATATATAGCAAACAAACAGGAAATATAATATCAGCTACAGGCTCAGACCTGTATACAACTATAAAGGATATGTACCCAGTATCCTATATAGATTATGAGATAGTATACGACTGTATGAATATATCAACTGACGAGGCTGTATTACAGGATATTAACGGATACAGAGTGGACCTAGAGACAAAGGAGATAGTACCTGTTGGTACTAAGAAATACACTATAGAGGAGCTAATGTCTTTAGGTCTATTATCTGAAAAAGACTTATATAAACTTAGATAAATTACTTATTAAATACCGTATTTACTGTGCTAGATAGTAGATATGGTATCATTTTTTTTTAAAGGAGGAATACAATGGCTAATAGAACGTACTGTATGTTAATTGATATTAAAAGAGACATATTTGAGATTATAAAACTTAAGCCAATAGATACAGGTAATAAGCTACACATAAAATTTTCTGAGGACGGAAAACCTGTAGACCTTACAGGACAAACTGTAAAATTTATAGCTAAAAAGCCTGACGGTACAGGTGTTTATAATTTTGCTGAAATAATCGACGCTAGGGCTGGAGAGATAGAGGTAAAAATAACTAATCAGATGACAGCCGTAGATGGAGAGCTTGATTGTGAGATAGAGATAGAGGGTAAAGAGTTAATTACTACTATGACCTTTTATATTACAGTAGATAGAAAATTAAATGACGGTGATTTTATAGAGAGTACTAATGAGTTTACAGTATTACAAAAAGCTATTAGAGACTCCTACGAGGCTATAGAGCTAATGGAGACTAAGACTAACACTAAATTAGAGCAGGTACAGTCTCAGGTAAATACAGCTATAAAAGGTATGAATAGTAAGGCTGATACTAAGTTATCACAGTTACAGTCTCAGGTAAATACAGCTATATCTAATATGAATAATACTACTAATACTAAGCTGGCTCAGTTACAGGCTCAGGTAAATACAGCTATTGAGGGAATGAATGAGACAACTGATACAAAGTTAGTGGACCTACAGCAACAAGTAACAACAGCTATTGCTAGTATGAATAGTAAGGCTGATACTAAGTTAACACAGGTACAGTCTCAGGTAAATAATAAGCTAACAGCTATACAGGGACAAGTTGATACATTAGGTTCAACTCTTACTAAAAAGGTAAATGATAAGGTAACAGAGGTTACAGCTACTCAAAATACATTGACTAGTAAAGTAAATGCTAAGATAGTAGAGTTTACTAATACTGTTAATACTAAAATTACAGAACACACTAGCACTATTAACTCAAAAGTAGCTGAGGTTGATAATAAGTTACAAACTGTAAATAATAAAATATCAGAGGTTAACTCAACTGTCTCAAATGCTAATTCGACAGTAACGGTATTAAAGAGGGACGTATCTACGGCTATAGCTGGTATAGATACTAAGATGGACAGTAAATTAGCTAATAAGTCAGATAAAAATCACACTCACACATCAATACTGGCTACTAATTTATCAGGACAAACAGTATCTTTAGATACATATAACCTAGCGTCAGGCTCTCCTCAGGTGGCTCATTACTATTGTCCAACTGATGGAGGGGGTAGTGGTATTACTGGTAGACCTAACGATAACACTAAGAGCGCCTTTTCTTTAAAGGTCGAGATAATTAGGTGGGCTAATTCTACAGACTATATAACTAAACAAACATATATAAGAGGTGCCGAGAAGGTTATATATATAAGATATTGTACTAATGGTACGTGGTCAGCGTGGGAAAAGGTGTATACTTCAAACAATAAACCTACTCCAGCAGATATAGGAGCGTCAGCTAGTAACCATACTCACGACAGCGTGTATCTAGGTAAAACAGCTAAGGCTACAAGTGCTACAATAGCTGATACTGCTAAAGCTGTGGAGTGGGCTAATGTAACTGGAAAACCTACTTCATTCGCTCCCACTAGTCATAACCATGATAGTAGTTACTTAAAGCTAAGTGGTGGAAAAATATCTATGGCTGATTATTATGGCTTAGTTATCCAAAGAAATCACGCAAGTAATGGAAGTAGTATAGCTTTTAGTAATACTACTGAACAGTTAGGGGGCGTTGGCTTCCAAACTGGTAAATTTGTAGTTAGTAGTGGGACTAATACACATGGAGACTTAATGTTAATTACGGCTACTGACGTTACACTAGGCAGTAAAAATGTTACAGCGAGTAAATTTACCGGAGCCTTGTCAGGTAATGCCTCAACGGCTACTACGCTACAAACAGCTAGAACTATTAACGGTACGTCTTTTAACGGTAGTGCTAATATAACAACAGCCAACTGGGGTACAGCTAGAAATATTACTATAGGTAGTACAACTAAATCTGTAAACGGCTCAGCTAACGTAAGCTGGTCTCTATCTGAAATAGGAGCTAGTGCAAGTAACCATACACATAGTTATCTACCTTTAAGTGGTGGGACTATGACAGGTAAGATAACTACTAGTCATAATACTACTACCTATATAGCAGGTAATCAGGGTAATGCTTTAATAAACTCCTCAACTACAGCAGGAGCCTACGTTATGCTTTATAGATACCCTTCTAATAATGGTTATTTTACTATGGGAGGCTATCAAGATAAATACTTATTACAGTATACAAATAAGTCTACCGTAGACGCTGGGACTAACACAGTTAATAAGTCAGTAACATTATTAGATGAGAGTGGTAACACTAGATTTGCAGGGACAGTATCAGCTCCTACATTTACCGGAGCCTTATCAGGTAACGCCTCAACGACTACAAAGTTACAAACAGCTAGAACTATTAACGGTACGTCATTTGATGGTACTGGAAATATTACTACAGCTAACTGGGGTACAGCTAGGACTATTACAATAGGTAATACTAGTAAGTCTGTTAATGGGGCTGGTAATGTAAGCTGGTCTCTATCTGAAATAGGGGCTAGTACAGGTGCTGTAGCTAATACGGTAGCACAGAGAGACCATAACTCCGACCTTAGTGTTAGATTAGTTAGGGCTACATATAGCGACCAAACATCTATATCAGGAGCCTTAGCATTTAGAGTAAATAATAATTCTGACAACTATGTAAGATTTTGCTCTAATACTACAGCTATAAAAAACTGGTTAGGATTAGGCAGTATTCCTACACACGCTCCGTTAATAACTAATCTTAACTCTCAATTACAGAGTGGCTGGTATAGTTTAAATCCTAGTACCTCAGGTAGACCGTCAGGTGTGGACTATGGAGTAGTACTGCAAATGAAGTGGTATAACGGTGCCGACTTCTATCAGATATGTATAACCTCTGATAACGCTAGGATGTATACTAGAGGTTATATTAATGGGGGATATACTAGTTGGAATGAAAAATAGGAGGTAATTTATGTATAGAGTTTATTTGAATATAGAGACTAATATAGTAGAGCAGGTATTTGACTTAACAGCAGAGCCTGCTCTAACCGATACGCTAAAAGAAGATACTTTTGGTAATGGAATGTACTGCATAGATACAGAGGAGCCTGTAGGCTTTAATCAAAAGTATAATGCCGATACTGAGACATTTGAGATTAATCCTGACTATGTTGAGCCTGATACTACAGTAATACCTAATAAGGCTGACGTAGTAGAGAAAAAAACAAAAGAATTAGAAATAGGTATATATCTAACTCAAAGCGCCGTTGACTTCTTGTTAATGTCAACTGCGTCTGAGATTAGTATAAAAAATATAAAAGAAAAAGGAGATAAAACTATTATGGCTGGATATTTAGCAATGAGAATTATTAAGGGAATGTTAAACTACAAAGAGGTTATTATGAGATACCCTGAGTACAAAGAGGAAATTGATTTTATATTAAAAGCTGAGGGAAAAGGTGATTTAATAGTAGCATAAGAGACAGTTTTTGATACTGCCTCTTTTTATTTTGTAGAAAAGGAGTAGAGATAAATGGAAATTACAGTAAGTATAATACAGTTAGGACTTACCTTAATAATTATAGGCCTACTGTTAAACAACTGGGAGCCACCAATAAAAGACCAGTACACGTTTATTATTTTAGCGATAGTAGGAATGGGATTAGGATACGTTTTAAACTGTGGTATACATTGGGGCTTTATAGGTGCTGGACTAGTCTTTTATAAGGGTAAGCTAGTCGAGGAGTTTAGGCTGGTTAAGGATAGTTTAATAGACCTAAAGAATGAGGAGAAGAAAACAAAGGAGGAATAATTATGGTTATAGGAATTGATATGGGACACAGCTTATCAGGTGCTGGTACAGGTGCCGTAGGTATTGCTAAAGAAGTAGATAAGAACAGAGAAGTAGGTAAGATGTTAATAGCTAGGTTACAAGAGAAGGGGCATACAGTAGTTAACTGTACTGTAGATAGTGCTAGTTCTACTAACTCTCAGCTACAGGGTATCGCTAAAAAGGCTAACGCTCAAAAGCTGGATGTATTTGTATCTTTACATTTAAACAGCTATAATGGCTCAGCTTATGGAGTAGAGACTTATACTTACACAAGTACAAGCTCTAGTACTAAAGCAATAGCTCAGAGAATACAGGACAAGCTAGTATCACAGGTGGGCTGGTATAACAGAGGAGTTAAGGTGGCTAATTACTTTGTATTAAGAGAGACCGTAGCTCCTGCTGTATTAGTTGAGCTAGGCTTTTGTGATAATAAGGGAGATATGGACAAGTGGGACGCTGATAAAATAGCTAAGGCACTATTTGAAGGTATTACCAATACAGCATACGTTGCTCCAGCTCAAGCAACTAGTGAGACTATGTTTAGAGTAGTTTGTGGTACTTACGCTAGTAGAGAGAACGCTGTAGCTCAGCAGGAGAAACTTAAAAAGGCTGGCTTTGATAGTTTCTTAGTAGCTCTATAAATTAATAGTTGACATAAAACAGGTGTAATAGTATAATACTAATTGTAGTCAGCTCTCAACTGACTATATAGATTAAGTATCTCGTTATTTAATCTGTTTTGTGTGTGAATAGAGGTAGGTTAGTAGCCTATCTCTTTTCTTTTTTTACCCTTTTTTAGACAACAAAAAAGAGAGGCTTTATTTGCCTCCCATTCCTAGTAAGTTCTGCATAGCTAACCTTTGAGCTTTTTCCTCCTCAGTTTCCTCAAGCTCCTCAACAGTTATAGCCGTCTCATTATCTGTCTCATTTGAACCGGTATTCCCTATAGAGATATTTCCAGTCTTGAATATGCTTACTAACTCTTTAAGCTGACTGGCTATCTCTGCTGTATCATTTGTCTCAGATACTGTAGAGCCTCCTGCTCTCATATCTTTTCTTATCAGGAGCTTTACATAGGAGCCGAATGATACACCCAGCTCCTCAATGTACTCTAGTATCTCCCTGTCTGCTTTGGTATCAGGATTAAAGGATACTGGTTTTAACTCTCTAGCCATTACTTAACTCTCTCAATAACTTTTTGATATATCTCTGAGTTAGTAAATTGGCTGTTAGGTAGTACCTCGATACCTTCTCTCTCCTCACCGAAAGCGTTTTTCCAGTAGTCAGCTGTAGCCACAGCCCCTCCTCCAAATATTTGTATTTTCTTAGCTTGTGGTACGTCGCATATATCATAAACATTAGATACTAGAGAGCTAACATATTTAGCTATCATTTGTCTAGTGTCTGATATATCAACTAATTTACCGTCTATATCTATCTCAGTAGCTCCAAAGTTATCCTCAATGTATGCAGGAGTAACTGTACCACGTCCTGTATTTTTAATATGATTAGCTATCTCTCTGTATAACTTATTAAAGCTCTTAGGTACTGTATCATAAGCTACAGGGGCTAAGTTATTCCATTGAGTTACATTAACTGTACCAGCTCCTAAGTCTATTGTAATTATATTATCAGTCTCCATAGTATCCATAACATAAGCTCCCTCAGCGAATACTATGGCTCTCTTTATTCTTATCAGCTTATCCTGACCATTTATAGTAATCTTAGCCTTATCTTTCTTAGTAAGCTCGTTTAACTTCTTTTCTAATAAAGCTCTAGTCTCGCTCATATATGGTATAATTGGTAGCCCTACACATATCTCACAGTCTATTGATATTTCCTTACTAGATAATCCTATAGCTGTCAATAAACATAGCTCATAGTCTACTCCTGTAAAGTATCTATCAGGCGCTGTAAATGGCTCTCCGTCTCCTACAATGTACGTAGCTCCTTGATATGCTACCTCGTGCATTTCCTCAGGTTTATTACCTAGTCCAGCCAGCCCAGCCAGTCTACCTACTTTAGTCTTACTAGCGAACTTCATACCTCCGAATTTAGTGTATCCATTTCCTAAGTCAATTCCTAATCTAATCATTTTACACGTCTCCTATCTCTCTATTTAATTGTTTTATGTGTTTACATAACTTAATTCAAGTATACATTATCCAGTTATCTCCAGTCAACTCTCCATTATTTCTACTCTTATTTACGCACCTGATATACTGAGTATATACATTATTAAGTTATCTGTCGTAGTAGCTCTCGCTGACTACAATATTAGTATATACTGAGTATAACATTTTAGCAACTTTATATTCCCTGATATACTCAGTTTATACTGAGTTAACATAAATTAGCTCCTTTTTCCTCTGTTTTCCTCACAATTTAAAAAACTGAGTATATACTAAGTATAACTCGTGTAACTGGGTATATACTCAGTTTGCTTATGTATAAGAAAAGAGAGCCTATTTAAAGCTCTCTGTATATACTCAGTATAAAATTATAAGAATTTAGAGAAGTCTACTCCCTTATAGCTATCTTCTATACTGCTTATTTTATCTTGTATCTTAGTCTCTGCCTTTTTATCAGCTATAACAGTATTGCCTAACCAACCTGTAATCATTAGAACAGTAGGGTATTTATATTTAGGATTACTGTATTTAATACTGTAGTCTCTAATGCCTGTCTCAATTATATAAATAATATCCTGCTCTGAGTATGTGCTTATCATTTTATCCTTAATCAGTTTCACGTCTCTACCATAGTTAGGAACATACGGCACCTCAAATGTCTCCTCGTAAACCTGACAGAATAATTCTAGATAATCCTTAGCTGATTTAGGTTTACTGTTATCCTCACTAGATAGCTGTAGCTCCTCAATACCTTCTAAGTAATTAGTAAAGCTATAGTAACTATTTTTCCTAATGCCGTCTCCCTTTAATTCTCTCTCTAATAACGGTCTATCATTAATCTTAAACTTTAATAGTCTAGATATAGCTGTATTTATCGTAGTTAAGCTCATACCAGTTATCTTAGCTATCTGTCTCTGAGTTGGGTAACAGTTGCCATCACCGTCCATAAATGACGCTATAGCCATTAATACGGCGAAATCTGTAGCTCCTAGCTCTTTAATTAGACCACCACGTATTGCCTTCGTGTTCACTTTTAGATAGGTCTCCAGTCTCTCCTTACGGTTAATTATGTCAAATTCCTTATTAAATCCTATTGTCAGTAACTGTTCTACGTCTCTTAATATCACAGTACCAGCCTCCTTTATCCTATTTTCTACAATGAATAATACTAGATACTGTTGAGATATGTTACAAGTTAGTCCTTTGTACCAGTTGCTGTAACATAAAGTATATATACTTAGAATACTAGTAGTTTAGTTAGATATATGTACTTACGTTTAAGTAATTGGTACAAGTTGTTTTAATAGCTGGTACATAGTAAATATTAAGGTTAAATGTCTAAAAAGCTCTAGGAGGCTCTCTAAAGGGCTTGTACTACAAAAAAGGACTAAATATACTATGACTAGTACTAAAATTAAAATTAGGGCTATTCTGAGCTTATATAGGGGTATCCTATCAGTATATGATATAGTATGTAATTATATTCCTAGAAAATTAAAAGAAATAAACCTATTATGTAAAAAGAGCAGGGAATAGAGGAGGAAGTACTGAGATACACATATACTATAATATATTATAATATTTAACTCTATACTATATATAGAGATATAGTTTAATTTAATATAGTTTAATCTTAATATAGTTTATAAATATAGTTATATATATAAATATTGTTTCTATTCGATTATCGAGTAGTCCCCCTATTCGATTATCGAGGGGCTACTATTCGATTATCGAGGGTACTACTATTCGATTATCGAGTAGTCCCCTATTCGATTATCGAGGGGTATGTATGAAATGAGTAGTTATTAACAGAAAATGTGGATAAGTCTGTGGATAAACCTGTGGATAATACATATTTCAGTATAAAATTAAAAAAAATATAAAAAGGGGGTTGATTTTTTTACATACTGGGTATAAGATAAATATTGTCGAAAGGCAAAACACACGAGACAGAGAGGAATAAAAGAAATGGAAAATTTTAAAGACTTTATGAGTTCATCTATAGGAGTACAGGAGGTAAAGCCTGAGCCATCATTTGTTATGCTATATGTATCATTTATGGATAATGAGGCTTATACTCAAACTGAGAAAAATGTATATTTAGCGTTAAAGAGTTTTTGTATTCACAGTACAATGTGTTACCCTACTCAGACTAGTATAATGAGGAGAGCAGGGATAAAAAGTACTAGTACGATTTATACTACAATAAAGAGTTTAGAGAAAAAGGGAGTAATAGTATCAGTTCCTGATTTTGACGAGAAGAATAAACGTAGAGCAAATAAATACTACATAGCTCCAATAATACCTGAGACTGGAGAATTTGATAAAAGCTATTTAATACCTTACTTAAAGCAAAAGGAAAGAGCTGAACTTTATGCTAAGGCTAATGGTCAGGGAAGAAGTAAAGGCAGAAGTAAGAAAGAGGAGGCTACAGCGTAATGACTGGAATAGTTAATAGGACAAATAATAGATTATCTATAGCTGGCGATTTTATGAAGAATAGCGAGTTAACGCTTACGGAAAAATCACTTTATTTACTACTGGCTAGTTATTGTAAGGAGGGGGAAAATTTTTGCTCCCCATCATTAAAAAAAGACCTTGTATCAACTAGTGGGGTAACTATTAAAACCTTGATAGGCACAATAGATAAGTTGATACAAAAGGGATATTTAGTCAAAGAAGAAAGAACAGACGCATTAGGTGGCAGATTACCGAATAAATATATACTACTTAAATAGGAGCTTAACGGCTCCTTTTTTATTTCTATATTTTTGAATATTAATAATCAAAATTGTAACAAATTAAGACAAAATATAGTATTACTTTATGTAGTGAGGTAGCGAATACTGAGCTATAGTGTAATAATTTATTCTAACATTTTTTAATCCTTTTAATGTGTGTAAAAGAGGGGGAGCTGTAACAGGCTCTCCTTTTTTGTCGTATTAACTCTTGTAACAAATATCGGAGGTCGGAAAATGGAATGTAAGTTAAAAGATAAATGCAAGAGAGCTAAGAGCTGTAGCCCACCGTGTTACCCATTTGCTGTACTGTACGGCAATAAAGGAGATGGGGGCTACTGGAATACTAAGAACACTCCTAAAAAATATACGGAGCTATTATTAAAAGATTTACCAATAGAGAAGGACAATCCTGATACCTATAAAGTAGTCTGTAAGTATGTCAGAAACGTACTAAAATACGTTAGAGAACAGTCTACAGGACTTTACCTATTTAGTATACCTAACGCTAACAATAGACTAGGAACAGGGACAGGAAAGACTACTACAGCCTGTATCATACTTAATGAGTACTTGTTGGCTAGAGTGGTAGATATGCTACAGAAAAGGGAGCTAGTAGATAATATAGCTTACTTTGTGAGATTGTCTGAGTTTCAAAATAAATATAACGAGCAATTTAGAGGTTCAGTAGATACTCAGCATATGGCGTCAGATAAGTACTACGCTATGAAAAAGAGAATGAAGGACGCTGAGCTATTAGCAATAGACGACATAGCTATTAGAGACTGTACTGAGGCGTTTAAGAATGAGATATACGACATAGTGGACTATAGAGCTAATGAGGAGCTAACTACTATCTTCACGTCTAATATACCACTAAGTGGACTAGCTGAGATACTAGGAGAGCGTACAGCGTCTCGTATCGAGGGAATGACAATACCTGCTGGATTTAGAGGAGTAGACCACAGAAAGAGAGGGCTAGTGTAATGAGTTTAGAAAATAGGTTATTAAGTAAGGTAATTGATGATAATAACTACGCTGAGCTAATAAAATACAATATTACAGAGCAGGACTTTACTACTCAGGGAGATACTTTTAAATTTATAAAAGGCTATATTAAGGAGTTTGGGGAGGCTCCAGCATTTACTACGGTAGTAGCTGAATGTCCTAGCTTTGAGTATGAGCCTGAGGTATTTGATAATATAGGCTATATGTGTAAGAAGGTTAAGGCTGACGTAGCTAAGAGAAAGACCTTCACACTACTACAAAAGGATGCTACGGAGAAGTTTAGTAAAATGAACGGAGCCGACTTTATAAGCTGGTTACATAGTGAAGTAACAGGGATAAAGGAGACTACAGCTGTAGAGTGTTATGCAGGTGCTAACTATGCTACTAATGGGGCTGAGAGACTGGCTATATATAAGGACAGTAAGGAGAACAGGACATATCAGTATATACCTACTCCATATCAGAGCTTAACAGAGGCCCTAGTAGGTGGCTTTGAGTTATCGGACTATGTATTATTACAGTCATTCTCTAACAAGGGTAAGAGTTGGATAGCGTCAGATATAGGAGTAGCTAGCTGGAGGGGAGGCTTTGGAGTATTACATTATTCTCCTGAGTTATCTAGAAAGCAACAGCTACAGAGATTGGATACATTATACGGACACTTTAAAAACTCAGCTCTAAGAATAGGAGACCTAAAGAACGAGGATAAGTATGAGAAGTATCTAGAGAGCTTTAATGAGACAAATGAGATACCTTACATAGTAAAGACTATGGGAGATATGCCTAGAGGTTTAACGCTGGAGCTGATAGAGGCTGACCTATCTCAGAATGAAAATATTAAAATGGTTATCATAGACGGATTTAACCTTATGGCGCATAGAGGAAAAGATGGTAATAGAAACAATATGAGTAATACTAGTCGTAAACTACGTCAGCTGTTCGGTAAGTATGGAGTAGTGGGGATAGTGGTACATCAGATAGGAGCTGAGGCTGAGAGAAGTAATAGAACAGAGCTAGATGATGGTACTAGAGTACCTAAGCCGGCAGATATTACTCAATACTCAGAAACGGTAGCTGTAGTACAGGACGCCTGCGTAATATTAAATTTTGACCAAGTTGACGGAATAGGAAAGATATTACTAGCTAAGAGCCGTACTCCTAACGTGGGTACGGAGATAGATTTACATTGTAATTTTGATGATGGATATATCACAGAGGCAGATATAACGGACGAGTTTTAGGGGGATAAGAATTATGTTAAATATAAAAAGAATGAAAACTAAGGAATGGGGACTGTGGCGAGATTTGTTAGAGGAGAAGTTAAAGGGTATAGAGTGGAGATTTAGTAGAGTGATAAGAACGACTCCAGCTAAGATAGTCATAGAGGGGGGAGCTTTACCTGTAGAGTATGATATAGAAAATGGTACTTGTACTGTATGGGGTAAATGTGCTAGATATTCTCACGGATACGTACAAATAGAGAGACTTATACAAGTTAAGGAAGTGTTAGAAGAGTGGGGAAAGCTAATAAATCAATAGATAAGATAACTTTAAAAGGTGGGTATATACCGACTAGGCTAGAAGGTGAGGAACTACAAAAATATCTACAGGAGCGTAAGAGAGGTACTGGCTCCCATAGGTCTAAAAAGGACTACAGGAGACGAGAAAAGCATATAAGGAGAGATTATTAAGGGAGCTGTAACAAGCTCTCTTTTTTATTTGTATTACCCTATGTAAAAACATTTGGAGGATATAGAAATGACATTAAATACAAAGAGACAATTAGAAGTAAATTTATTCGAGGTTAATGGAAGATACTACGTGAGAACTAGAGAAGTAGCTGGAGTGTTAGGAGTTAAACAGCCCTTTGAGTTTACAGCTAATATAAAGAGAGTACTAGGGGATAAGGTTATATTATCAGGAGACAAGACTGAGACATTTAGAGACACTACTGAGGACGATAATAGAACTACTTTTATATCAACTAAGGACCTATTTAGGTTTTTATACTGTGGGGATATATGCCATAAGATGATAGGGGCAAAAGTTAAAGAGTTAAAAGATGAATTAATTAATTATTTATAGGAGCTGTAACCACAGCTCTTTTTTATTTACTCTAATTTTGATTATTAATATTCAAGTAACCAGCTGTAAATATATCTAGTATTAACTCCTGAGGTGATATTAAATGATGAAAATAAAAGGACAAGAGCTAGACATTAATTACTATGAGGAGCTGGAGCCTTATTTAGATAAATTTGAGCGTATGCAGATTAGGGGTGAGGAGCTTACAGCCTGTAGCCCACTAAGAGACGAGAGGAGACCGAGCTTTAGTATTAACTTAGGTACTGGACTATGGATAGACAGAGGGGGAGAAGGTATTAACAGCAGGGGCAATATAGTCTCATTGCTGGCTCATTTGAGACAGGAGACCTATGAGGAGACAGCCGACTATTTACTAGAGGTCTACGGCCATATACTGGATAATGCCGACGAACTAACATTAGATTTACAGTTAGAGCTGGAGCCTGCTGAGGTTACTCTATTAGCTCAGGAAAAATATGAGAATAGAATTAATAAACCTAGCGAGTATCTCAAAAGTAGAAAGATAGATATTGAGACACAAAAACTATTTAATACTGGTATATCTGAAAAGGGGGACGCTATCTGCCTACCGTGGCACGACTGGCGAGGTCGAATTATTAATATGAAGTATAGAAAGATAAATAGTAAGGAGTTTTGGTACAGCTCAGGAGGTCAGCCAGTCAAAAAGCATTTATATGGGCTATTCTTAGTCTTAGAGCTACATAAGAAACAGCGTAGGTATAATAAGACCTTATCTCCTGTTTACTTAGTAGAGAGTGAGATAGACGCTTTATGTCTTTGGTCTATAGGTAAGCCAGCTATAGCATTTGGAGGCTCTAGCATATCAGAGCAACAGCAGGGGCTAATAGTGGATAAGTTGTCAGATTGTGAGCTAATACTGGCTACGGATAACGATAAAGTAGGTCAGAAGTTTAGAAAGGTATTAGCCAAAGAGCTAGGAGGCTATTTCATTATTAAAGAACTGGAGATACCTGAGGGGTACAAGGACGTAAACGAGTTGGAGCCTGAGCTAATAAATAATCTGAAACAAAATTTTATTAATTTTTTTAATTGAATTAAGATAAAATAAAAAAACCGACAAACTTTGTTGAATTGTGAATACTGGAGAAATAATTAGTGTTATTAAGTGCTGTAGAGATAATTTAATTATAAGATATATTATACAGTTTATATGATACAGAAAAACGTATATAATAAGCATGATGAAAAATGTCGAATTATTGTATATAAATTAAATAACCGAGTAGGTATAGCTATAAAAGTATAGCCGTATCTACTTTTTATTTTAATAAAGGTTATACGGAAAACTGTATCATAAAACTGTAATCAGTAATTTATTTTAATATTTTTTATTTAAGTTGTAACGAGCAGATAAAAAAAATCGTATTACCTTTTAAAAAACACATTGGAGGTACTTTATGAAAAACCTAAACACACAAAAGATTATTACAGAGAGAGTGGTTGAATACAAGAGAACAGGGGGGACTGTAAAAACTTGTATATACAATGAAATTTTTAATATGTTAACTCCTACTATAGAAAAGAGAGCTGTAAATTTTATAAAATCTACTAACAAAAATACTTTACTAGTTGATACTGAGGAGTATA